GTTGATGCTTACACAGGATGTTGTCCAGCAGATTCAATTTCTCCAATTGCAGTTGACTCAACTACAGTAATGATTTTATGGGCAAATGGTTTAACTACCAATCCAATTGTTGGTCCTTTTGTACAGATTGTTGTACAAGCTGAAGACGGAACATTATGGTATGCTCCAGGAACTAATGCTGCTTTCTTAGCTGCTAATGGTGCTGATACTTGGAATAACTATGTATCTACAGGACACGTAGATGGTGCATGTGCAGGTTTGATCTTGAATGGTGCTTATGTTGATACTAAATTTGGTGATTGTACATTCCAATTATCTGATTTCTATGAAAAAGAAGCAGTTAAATTATATGCATCAGAAGTAGATTATAATGGTGAGCCATGTACATTTACAACTCTTTGTGTAGTAACAGAATGTCAAGGTTTACAAGTTCAAGGTTTAGGAGAAACAGTTGTAAGAGATTTGGCTATGTCAGAATCTTACAGACAAAACTTCTTAGCAACAGACTTACGTATCCGTGAGATTACTCAAGGAAACCAAATCATCAGTTCAGTTGATAGAAATGCTTTGTATTACAGATACATGTTACAACACAATGTACCACGTTTCAATAATCCATCTAGTACATTTGATAATGATCAGTACATGTTAGAGATATTTTCTTTAGCACCGCTTACAACATTCCTAGAGGATACTGCTGGATGGTTAGATTCTTGTGGTGTATGTGAAATTGAATTCTTTGGTTGTGATACAGTATGTGATGTTCCAATTGCATTTCCTGCTGTGCCACCATACAATCCATACAATGTAGTTTCTTGTTACTAAGAATATTTAATTACTAACTAATAAAGGGGGAGAAGAGTTCTAAACTCCTCCCCTTTTTTTAATATAATATTATGGCAAATCATGTCTTAAGCTTAGAGGTTCCTTTTGTAATGAATGCCTGTGTTATGAAAATATTTGACACAAGTGTTTATACTGTGAATCCTTTAATACCAGTTACTTGCCCTACTCTTAATATAACAGTACCAGGCTTTAGTTACTCTAATCAAATTGAGGGAACTGTAATGACTGATTTTGTTAATACTGGTCATATTACAATAACGGCATGTGACCTGCAATTACAAACTACACAATGTGGTACTCAATATGTAAATATTCCAGATGGGATTTACATAATCAAATACAGTGTATCTCCTAATGATCAAGTATTTGTAGAGTATAATCATATGAGGATTACACAAGCAATGAATAAGTATTACAAAGTTCTTTGTGATGTTGATGCAAATGCATGTGATCCACCCTTAAAAATTAAACAAAGATTAGAAGAATTACGTTTAATTAAAATGTATCTTGATGCTTCAATATCTAAAGTTGAGTTTTGTCATGAGCCTCAGAAAGGAATGAGCTTATATAACTATGCTTTAAAATTGTTAAACAAGATGACTTGTACAAATTGTTAAAATATTAAAACCAACTAATTATGGCAAAATGTCCAAACTGTGGTAACTCAATGAGTTGCGGATGTCAAAAAAGAACATTACCAAATGGATCACAAGGCTGCACAAGTTGTTTAGGAAAAGTTGCAGGAGCAACAAAAGCTCCAGTACCTGTTATAAAACAAGCAAGAAAAATTCCTGTAACAACTCAAAGCAAAAGACCCGTATCATTAAATGTATGGGGAAGAGAAAGATATAAAGACTTAACTAAGTTTACAAAATAAAAAAGTAATGAATGCTGTTGGTACACCATATTATAGTATTGTTCCTTGCTGTCCTGATTTTGGAACAGAGGACACTTTCTTTAACTTTCCAGTAACTGATGGACTAGTCCCAGATGGAGTTTATGTTTATAACAGTTCTACACCAGCACTTGTTAATGGTATACAATTTTTTGAAGGACAGTGTTATACTATCACTCGTGTTGGTACAATCTTTTCCGTGTATCCAAACGCACCATCAATTTCTGAATTTACTTTTGCTGATGTATGTGGAAATGCAGATTTGTGCGACCCTTGTATACTACCAGTACAGTGTTACACTTTGTATCCATGTGTTTCAGGATTACCTGTTTTAGTATCAAGCAGTACTACATTAGCTCCCCTAGTAGGCGCATTTACAGGTTTAGTAGATAATGAAGGTTGTTATTTTGTAGTTGAAAATGTTCTGGGAGACTGTACTAATGCTAAAAATATTGTAGCTGATCCATTAGTAGATTGTAATTGTGAACTTAATTGTTACAGTATTACTGGTAATCCAATATCAGTTACTTATGTAAATGAAGACTTAGAGCTAGTAGTAACTAGTGGAAGCACAAGAGTTTGTTCTTATATAGAACCTGGAGTTATTGGAAGTGTTGATGGTAGTGTATATAACTTTGGTCCTTGTGTTGATGGTTTATGTCCTGACATTTGTTTTGAATTTACAAATTGTTTGACAGGAGAAATATTAATTGTATCTAATACTACAACAATTTTTGGATACTATACAAATAATAATGTAGTTACTCTACAAGGTTATGATGGTTGTTGGTCAATAGATATTTCTGATCAGCCATGTGACTGCGCAGTAAATGTGACAGTACTTCAAATATTTGATGACTGTCCAACTTGTCTACCAATTATAGCATACAAGTTTACTAACTGTAACAATCAGTCTATTATTAAATACAGTCTAGATGATTACTCTGCTTATGTAGGTCAAACAGTAAAACTTGAATGTGGTGAATGTTGGTTTGTTGATTTGATTAACTATATGCCACCAGCAATACAACCAATAGTTATCATAACAACATTTGAATCTTGTCTTGCTTGTAGTAGAACATATTATGAATTATCAGATTGTTCAGGTGTAGAAAATTCAATTTATACTTTTACAGATTTGTCTGTCCTTGTAGGGTATGTTATAAAAATTGAGTCTTGTGATACATGTTGGGAAGTTAGTCTTTTAGAATTTCCAACTATAGAACAATCTAGTATGGCTATAGCTGTTTTAATGACAGCTTCATATGTTGATTGTCCAGCATGTAATTTTCAATTTCCGTGTAGATGTTCAATTGCTTGGCCAGATCTTAATGGAGTATTATCTTATCTAGATTGTGATAGTAAGCCTGTTGTATCTACAGGGTTAGATCCGGATGTACCTAGTGAAAAACTATGTGTAAGAGAATGGATTACTGCAAGAGAACCTATTTACTATGGAGATTGTATAGCATCAGATGGTCCTCTTATATGTATTAGTTATGTAATAACTATTGCACCCTTGATTCAACCACAAACGTTATACTATAAAGATTGTGAAGGAGTAGTTCAAACGCAACCTTTTACAAATAGTAAAATTATTAGGTATTTTTTTATGTGCGGGATACCTAATCAAACAAGTAGTGATATTTATATTACAGGAGATAAGCCAGTTACATTTGAAGCAGGAGCTCCTTGTGGAAATGTACCTGTATTAGTGTGCCCGCCAACAATCTACCCTACAAGATTTATCAAACCTGGTTATCAAACACCTACTTGTGACATAGAGAAGTATGAAAAAATATCATGTAATGCAGCAGAGATCTTATACAAGACAGTGCTTAGAGCAAGATATGGAATTTCAAATTGTTGTGATGGTCCAGATGATAGATGGCTTATCAAAAAAGAACTAATTGATTTGCAAGCAGCAATGGATCCAAACTATGTTTGTACATCAGTGCAATCATGTTGTAACAATACATCTTCTTGTGGCTGTGGTTGTAATGTTACTTCACAAACAACTTGTCCGCTTCCTCCACTTCCTCCACCACCACCGCTTGTATCATATAATTGTGTAGAAACACCAACTTGTGTACAGTATCAATGTACTATTGATCTAGATGGAGATGATCTTATAACTTTATTTTATATAAATTGTGAAGGTCAGAGAGCTCTGCAATCTTGGCAAAACGCAAAGGCTATAATTTCTGTTTTCATATGTTCAATCCCTAATGCAACAAATGAGGATATATATGTAACAGGTTCTCCGGACTTTACAATTACTCAAACAGATATTATATGTAAATCAACAGTTGATTGTGTGGAAGTACAAGGAACAAGTGGAACTTATCAAACATTGCTAGAATGTGAAACTAATTGTTCTCCACCACCTGTTGTATGTCATGAATATAAAATAGGTATAGTAACATATCTAGGAACATCATTTTCATATATTGATTGTTTAGGTCAAGTACAGATACAATTTGTACTTGGTTCAGATGCGGGACAACAAATTGGTATATGCGGAATTGCTGGACAAACTATCCCAACTCCTCTTAATGTAATTAGTTTTGTAGTTACGGAAACTAATGCAATTTGTACATAATCTAGGATAAGTCAATAAAAATTGTTATATTATATTATAAGAAAAATATGAAACCTTTAAATTTAGATAATAGACCATGTAGTCCAATTTCAAGTAACTGTGTTATTTGGCAGGGCGGTGATATTTCATGCATTAACTTGTGTAGTGGAGATACAGTATCTGATGTAGTATTTAAACTAGCTACAGAACTGTGTATAATCATGGATCAGTTAAATGTAAGTAACTATGACTTGTCATGTTTAGCAATAAACGCTTGTCCTCCTGTTGATTTTCATGCATTGATTCAATTATTGATTAATAAAGTTTGTGAAGCAAATGGAATTGTAGTAGATGCAACAAAAGCATCTGGTTGTCCAGACTGTGTTGTATCAGTAGCCCCAGCTTTTGTTAAAGATACTCAAACTACTATGCAATTAGTAGACTATGTACAAGATGTTGCAAATAAAGTTTCTTCTAATTTAGGTCAAATAGATGCAATTAATAATGAACTTGTTGTAGTTAATAATACATTAATAGATTTACAATATCAAATTAATAATTTTCCTGTTTATACTTTACCAAATATTCCAGCTGATTGTATTTTACCAGCCGGTACTTATCCATTAGATCAAGTTCTTGATGCATTAATGAATGATGACATACTTGGATACTGTAGTTTATTAACTGCAACAGGTACACCTGCACAGATAGTAAGTGCTGTATTATCTCAATGTATTTTAGATGGTGACCCGTCATTGGCTTCACTTGCTGCTGGTGATTCTCCAGTACAATCATTTTCTACCTACTACGCAGGCTCATGGGTTAATAACCCTTCTTTAACTACAACAAGTACAATAGCAAATGCAATTAAAAATATTTGGATTTCAATCTGTGATATTTATAGTTATGTTACTTCATTAGGTTTTATAGTAGCAGATACAAATACAGTTAACTTAACATATACTGCTGGATTATTAACGGCTGCTGTACAAGATACAGGATGGCATGATCTAGAAGGGTTTGCTTATATGTCTGGATTTACAAGTGCTAATCCTCAGTGTAGAAGAATAGGAAATGAAATTATCTTTAGAGGTGTTATTCAAATACCTATGGGTAATGCATTAGATGGTGCAGGCGGAACAGTATGGCCTGTAAATTCTCCAGATGAGTATAATAGTTTACCATATGGTAAAGTATTAGATGTAGATACATCAGCAAGTCCAGATGCATGTTTAATGTATTCTTCTGGAGTTCCAGTAGTACCTTCTACTACTCCAGGAGTTAATAAAAATGAAGGTGTTTCAATATATTTTAGACAAGGTTTAAGAGTTATACCTTCAACTGTATTACCTCTTACTATAGATTTAGATAGATCATATACAAATGGAAATAGACAGTTTATAAATAGAGCTATTAGTGTTAATGCAGGAACTAATGGGGTTTCTCTTGCAACACATGTAGGAGTATCAGTTAGTAGTACAGGACAGTTAGTAGTTACAGCACCTTATGCTGTAGAAAATTATATTGGCACAGGTTTACAAGACAGTTCAATACTAAGAAGTGTTGTTAGTAATATTATCCTTGGAGATAGTATTCCATTATACACAAACACAGCACCTAGTAATTCAAATTTTCTTGCAGCAGGTGTAGATAATGTAGATATAACGGGATCTGCTATTACATGGCCTTTTACAGTAAACTGTGTTAATGCATATGAGTTAGGTGGCTTTACTGTAAGACTTGATGGATTGAGAGGTTATATAGATCCATGCGAAACTTTAATTGCTACACCACCACCTTGTTAAAATAAAAAACTATGGCAACAACATGCACAATCTGCGGATGCAGTAAACCAAAATGCGGATGTCAAGACACAATGTTGACATCACCAGCACCATGTCCTACACCAGTAGGATGTCTTAATCCTGAGCCATGCTCTGAAGTATTAGATGCCCAATGTATTATATACACAGGTGATGATATCATTTGTACACCAGATGTTGTAGTAAATGCAAATGATTCTGTTGCACTTGCATTAAATAATATAGTAGATTATTTTTGTTCTCAAAGTCCTACCCCTGTAGAAGATACTGGTTGGATAGACTTAGAAGGATTTGCATATTATCAATCAGGAATGGCTACACAAAAGCCACAAGTACGTAGAATGGGTAAACAGATTCACTTTAGAGGTGATTTATACTTACCATTATCTGATGGTACAGTTATTCCTATTCCGTTGACTACTCCTGATACATATAGAACTCTGTTATATAAGACTCCTTATATAGGAGCTGGTGGATTAATTAATGATGGTACAGATAGATTATTATTTAATAGTTCAGGTTCTGCAGCTCAATCTGTAATTCCAACAAGTGTGTTGCCTGCATTAACTAATCTAGATGGAACTTATAAACTATCTAAACTTATTGCTACACGTCAATTTAGAATACGGGAACCACAAAGTGATACTGGATCAGGAACATTAACTTTAACTGCACCTATTATATTAGAAATTCTTCCTAATAAAACTTTACGCATAACACCAGTAGAAGTGATAGAATCTAATAGTGTTGACACTATTAGTTTTGATGGTAACTCCGCCTTTAGAAACATTACAAGTAGTTTCAGTGGTAGAAGTATTATGACAAATTTAAAAAATTGGGTTAGTGCAAGAACTGGTTTACATAGTAGAGCGGGAAATATACAAACAGATGGGGTATTAATAATTGGTAGATTATACACTATGCTTGACTCTTATATAGGTGATGACTTTACAAATGTAGGAGCAATTACAACGGGCTCTGGTCAATCATTTATTGCTACAGGAACAACACCTACTAGTTGGACGTTAGGTACTCAATTAATGGTAGTAGAGTTATCAGATATAGAGGCAAGTTATCCTCCAAACGGTAATAATTTAGTAGCTTCATTCCCCGTACCACTAGATGGAAGTTACTTGGATGCTGGTAGTCATACAGATATTGGTGGATTTAAAATTAGTTTAGATGGGCTTATAGCTTATTTAACATAACATAAGAAGTTGCAGGTTTGTTGGTTTCTTGTAACAACAACGGCAAAGCCCTCACACTTGTGGGGGTTTTGTTTTTATACCTATATTTGCTAAAGTCATTTATTTTTAGTATATTATTATGAGGGAATTTAATAATCCTGATGTTAAAGGAGCAAGGTTTAGACCGGATGTATTGAATGTGTTTAATCCAAAACTTGTAAAAGATTTTAAAAAAAAGTATCCTAAGTATAAAAACTTGGATTATAAGTTGTTGAAAGAAATCATGAGAAAATTCAACAATGCACTATTTCAAGGAGTTATAGATACTAGAGATGGTATACAATTACCAGAATCATTAGGATGGATTTTTATTGGGACATGTCAACAAAGTAAGAAAGAAAACATTGACTTTGCAAAGTCTAGAAAATATGGAGTAACAGTTACTAATAAGAATTGGGAAACAGATGGTAAATTAGCAAAGATCTTTTTTACTAATTATGCTCCAAAACATAGAATGCGCAATAGGGAATACTGGGGGTTTACAGCATGTAGAGAATTTAAAAGAACTGTAGCTAAAACTTATCCAGAAAACTGGAACACATACATTGTTGTAGATGCAACTCAAAGATTAAAGTTAGCATACAGCAAAGCAGTATACAAAGAAATTAAACTTAAGGAGACCATAAAGGCCCTTGAAAACTATAATGAGTTTGACCTATGACAACAGTTGGTGAAGCAATATCAAGAGTAAGAAATACTTTAAAAGCAGTGAAAGAGGATCCTTTTTTAACAGATAGGGTTATTTACTTTTCACTTATTAAGTATGCAAAGACTTTGATAAAAAGAGAAGACAATCAATTTAGACTAATGAAGATGAGCTCTATATTTAGGGTGTTACCTTATATAGAACTTATTGATGTAGATAAAGTTGAGGCAGGGTGTATAGGAATATATTCTGAATGTTATTTTAAAAGATCTAAGGAAAAACTTCCAACTATACTTAATGGTATGTTTGGACCTATTATCCGTACTGCATCTTCTATAGATGGATCTATTGAACTATTTAGAACAGAACCAGGTACTTGGATATCAATTACTAAATCTAGTACCTTCAAGTATAATAAAAGACCTTACTTTTGGTATCTTGATGGTTATCTATATTGTCCAAACATTGATTGGGATGCAATAAGAGTTGAGGCAATTTTTGAAGGCACCTTAGATACATGTAATTCAGAAGAGTGTCAAATATTTCAAAATACAGATTTTGCTATTCCGGAATATTTATTCTCTGAAGTTGAACAGTTTGTCATAAAAGAATTAACCATGACTATGTCAGTTCCAACAGATGGTCCAGATGATAGTCAAAATGCTCTTAGATAATGGATTTTAATTACACACTTAAGTATCGCACATTTGATTCTTTACTAGAAGATGTCAGTATTGACTTAAATACTCTGGCCTTAGAGAATATGATTGAGCCTCAGCAGCTTATCAAAGTAGCGCGCAGATTAAACTATGATCTTGGTTTAAGAATAAATCAAACTAAAGAAGCTGTATTAGAGGTTTGTCATGGAAGAGTTAAGCTCCCTGATGATTTCTATGTATGGAATTATGGAATGGTGTGTGGTGAATATACTGTTATGACTGGTTATGGTGGACAAGTTTCTGGAACTAATATTCAAGAGGTTCCTTATAGAGAGTTTCCAGCTACAGTTGATCAGTGTGCGCCTCCTACAGTTAATTGTAGAACCTGTAATTCTAATCCTTGTAATCATACTGCAGCATGTGATCTTAATCATCCTATAGTAGATCCAATACCAACTGAGTATGATCCAAATAATCCTTATGGTAATACATGCATTGCTCCAAGAGTATTTATGAACTGTAAAGGAGAGAAATGGGAACTGATACAAGAACTTAATCCAGTTCAATCAAGAGTTTACACATCTTTGGTTCCTTTAAGAATGAAGAAGAGTCAGAATATAGATTGTGAATGTCCAAATCTTTATTACAATACAGCTAATGAAGGTTGGCTAAAGGATAATTACTTATACACAACTTTTCAAACTGGTCATGTTTACATAAACTACCAGGGAGAGATGACTGATGAGAATAATAATTTAATGGTTCCTAATCATGAATTAATCAATGACTATTATGAATATGCATTGAAGAAAAGAATAATAGAAAACTTAGCTCTTAACGGAGAAGACATGGCTCAAAAGCTACAACTTATTATTCCAGAATTTAGAGCAGCAAGAAATGCAGCACTAAGTTTAGTTAATACACCAAACTTTAAAGAAATGGAAAAAGTATGGTGGACAAACAGAAAAGCACAGTATGCAAAATACTATGATATGTTTAAAAGTTATAGTCCAAATGATCCATACTTTAGAAGAACAGGAACTTCAAGACTGATGTAATGGCAAAAGGTTTACAGAATACAACTCAGAATGTTACCCGTAGTTTTTCTAAGGGGATGAACAAAGATGCCGATCCTTCTTTTGTAGGAGATGGGATGTGGACACATGCAAGAAATGCAACAAACAACACAGATGAGGGTAACATTGGAACTCTTTCTAATGAGCAGTCTAATGTTCTTTGTGCAACTGCAGGATTAACAATGCCCGCTACTGCAGTAGACAAATATATCATTGGTACTATACAACTATATTCAGATAAGTGGATAGTATTTACAGCAGGTCATGACTCAACTGGTATTCCAGTTATGTCAGAGATTGGTTTACTTGAAACTGATAACTGTATTTATAGACCTATTGTTCAAGATGCCTGTCTTAAGTTTGATAAAAGATATTTAATAAGTGGAGCTTCAAGAGAGAAAGAAGATTGTACTTGGCAAGTATATTTTGCAGATGGTCTAAATCCAGATAGAGTTTTAAATGTAGGAGATCCTCAAACATGGCCAACGGCTAACTATTATTGGATAGGTCAATCTAATATAAACTATTACTCAAATGGTACAAATGTACTTTTATGGCCAGGCGTAAAGTGGAAACAAATATGTACTGATGAAACAGGTGTATCAGAAACACAACCTGATGTTTGGCCTTCTGGTCATCCAATAGGTTGTATTACATGTGTTGATATTAATCAGTTAGATTGTGAGAAGATTAGATTAGCAAGACTAATGAAGACACCTTGTCTTAATTTAATATTTGGTAATCAAGGTGGCACATTAAGAAATGGAACTTATTTTGCAACTATAGCATATAGTATCAAAGGTCAAAAAGTTACAGACTATTTTTCTCAAAGTAATAATCAACAAATTTGGACTTCCCAGGATTTACAAGGTTCACTTGTGCTTGAGCTAGAAGCTGACAGTGTAAACTTTGATGAGTTTATCTTGGTCATTGTACAAAATATAAACCAAGGAACTGTTGCAAAACAGATTGGTATATATTCTACTAGAACAACTATTATTGCTTTAGATCAAATAAAGGAAGATTTAATAACTGTACCATTAGAGCAACTTCCAATTCAGACACCAGTTTTTGAAAAATCTGATCAGATTGCTGAAGTAAATAATTACTTGCTTAGAGTTGGCCCAACTTCTAAATTTGATTTTAACTATCAACCTTTAGCTAATCTTATTAGAGCTAGGTGGGCTTCAGTTGAGTATCCATCAGATTACTATGTTAAAAATGGAAACAAAGCAAGTTATTTAAGAGATGAAGTTTATTGTTTCTTCATTAGATGGGTATATGATACAGGTGATAAATCTGCTTCTTATCATATTCCAGGAAGAGCCCCTGGATTATATAATGGAATACCAGAAGACGGAATAAGTTTTAATGAAAATGCATTAAGTGCAAGTGATAATGTATTTGAAGTATTTAACACAGCTTCAATTGGAACAATACCTAGTGGTCTATCAACTACAACAGATGATGGAGGTACAGTAATTGCAGTTGGAAACATGGGCTATTGGGAATCTACTGAAAAATATCCAGATAATACACCGGAAATTTGGAATACAAGCTTTCAATGCTGGACAGGATTTTATAATCAACCAAGTAATGTTTATGATTTATGTGGTGATAACATAAGACATCACAAGTTTCCAGACAACTGTTTAGATCCAAGTGCAAATAAACTTACTAATCATTTTAAACCTACAGTAAGTAATCAACCTAATGAATTAAAAATTAGATTGCTAGGAGTTTATTTTGAAAATATTGCATATCCAAAAGATAATGAAGGAAATGATATTCCAGGAATTATTGGATATGAAATCTTAAGAGGTTCAAGAGAAGGTAATAAGTCTATCATTGCAAAAGGTATGCTTAACAATTTTAGAACATATGATATTGTTGGACAAGTAAATAATCCAGCTGCTCCAAGAAAAGGTATCTATGCAAATTATCCATTTAATACTATTAAACCTTTTTATAATACAGGTACAGGTACTGATCATAACAGAGGTCTTATTGATCCCTATATAAGAATTCCAGATCCTAATGATCCTCAAAATAGTGTGCTTGATCAAAACGTTCCCTTAGATTTTGTTAGTTTTCATTCTCCAGATACAAGTTTTAGAACTCCCTTTTTATCTGCAACAGAACTTAAAATTTATGGATACTTAAGAGGAGCCTCAACTCAAAGATTTATTGAACCAAATCAACATCCTAAGTTTAAATTATTTTCTGATCTTGCTATTGCACCAATGTTTGTAGTTGGAATTGCTGAAGCTATTGTATCTGTGATAGGTAAAAGAACATTTAGTGATCCCTCTGTGCAATCTTATACTGAACAAATGAGGGGTACTGCTGGTGTTGGTGCAATCAATCTTACATTAGGTCCAACAGGTGTAGGACAACTTACTTCAGGAACAAGTATAGCGGGTGCAGGTGGAAGAATTGATGATTCAGCAGCACAAAACACAGCTTTAGGACTTATACGTAATCTACCTGGAGGTATTACATCATGGAACCAATTTTGGAATACATATTATTCATCAGGTAATGCAATTATTGATGTACCCTTAATGATTGCTGGAGGTTTTCCATTAACTACAGTGGGTATTGCTACAACAGCACTTAGGACTGTACTAAACAACAATGCAAATAATGCAGGTATCCCCTTAGCAAACCAAACAGGAACTATTGAGTTACCTAACTTTGCATATTTACCTGCAGCATTAAGAATTGCTTCTGGAGTAAGTCAACTATTATTCTATTTTTCTGAAGGAGCTAATCTTGCTGCTGATATTATTAGAGCTATTATTCCTTATACACAATATGCATTACAAATGATTGCTCATGGGTTCTACTCAGATATGAGATCACCTGATGCTTCAAAATTATTTAGATTTAATATTGAAGATAGCTCTTACATAAGAGATAATATTATGCAGATGCCGGGTTATTATAATGCAGCAGGTACTTTCCAATCTTACAGTATTAATAACCTTAAAAGATCTGACGCAGTTGTAATAAGAACAGATGCTGGTCCAAATTATGCAGGCCCCTATAGTAATGGTGTTATTGGTCCAAACTATATTCTTGAATCTTTAAGCTATGTAGATCAATCATTAACTACTCTTGGACATATACAGCAAAATGGTTTGGTTAATGCAGTTACATTAAATTCCTATTTTCCTAATCCAAATGTAGGTCCAAATTTTGAGTATAAAGATGCTAATTTTGCTTTGCCTATTGCTAGTCATTATGCAGCAATGAAAGTAAGAATCCAAAATCAATATGGTCAACTACAAGCTATAAAACAAATTGTAATAACTCCATGTGAGCAAAAGTTTAATTACAATACTTTAGAACCATGGGGTCCTTATAATCAATGTGGATCATGTAATCTTGCAGTTGTTATTAAAAAGATTAATATTACTCCAATATTTTTTGGTGGAGATGTTTATATAAATAGATACACAGAAAAAAATTCAATGTTCTTTTTTTATGATTGGTTATATGGTCAGCCTGATGGATTTGAATATAACTATGCAATTCATCAGATGATTCCTGAACCAAGATTTTATGTTAACTCTAAAAAGTATGAAGTATCAGATCTTAATCCTGCTAACTTAAATGCAGTAACACCCGGAACAGGAGCCTTTCCAACAAGATTTTATAGAATGGATCATGGGCCAACAAATACAAATCCAGGATATGACTATACGGATGATACAGCAGGAGATTATCCAGGTGTGTTTAGACCAAAAGATTCATACTTCTATTTAGCTGTTTCTTCTGTAAGAGATTTCTTTGTTGAGTCAGATGTGATAGTAGACTATAGAGAAGCTGGAGACTATGAATGGGAAAAACATTATGACCCATACCGGTATACTCAACTTAGTAGAATGTTTGATATGAATCCTGATATTATTACAAGAGGTAACTGGTATAGATATGATTATTCATTAAGTGTAAGTAAACTATATAATCAGTATTTCTCTTCTGGTAATTTACAAAATAGATACTATAATCCAAATGTATCTCAACTATGTTATACATATCTTCCAGATAGAATTTATTATTCATTGCAACAACAAGATGAATCATTTAAAGATAGTTGGTTTATATTTTTACCAAATAACTATAGAGAATTTAAGTCTCAGATATCTGGTGTTAAGTCTATAAATAAAAGTGGTTTATTTATTACATTTAAAAATGACAGCCCCCAAATGTTCCAAGGTGTTGATACACTTCAGACAGATTTAGGAACTAAGATAACTATTGGTGATGGTGGTTTATTTTCTCAACCCGCTCAATCTGTTTCAAATGCCGATAGACCATATGAGTATGGATCATCTCAAAGTAGACTTGGAGTTATCTCTACCCCAGCAGGCTTATTCTATGCATCACAAAATCAAGGTAAGTTGTTTAGTTATGGAGGAGGGTTAAAAGAAATATCTCAAGTTGGATTAAAATGGTGGTATTCAATGTTCTTAAGATGTAAACTTATAACTCAGTTTCCTGATTATCCATGGCAAGATAATCCAGTAGCTGGTGTAGGTGTACAGGCTGTATATGATAATGAAAATTCTAGACTTTACTTTAGTAAAAAAGATTATATTGTTAAAGATGGAATTGATTTAGATAGAGTAGATTATGTACCATTAGTAGTTGACTGCCGTCAAATAAGTAATGGTAAAGGCTATAGAAAAGGACAAGGAGATTTCTTTACCTTAGATGGTAATGGAAGATATTTATTAGGTGATCCTGCTATATTTGAAAGTGCCTCTTGGACAGCAAGTTATGATCCTAAGAATGAGATGTGGATTTCATTTCATGACTGGCATCCTGATTTAGTAATGCCAAGTAAAACTATTTTCTTAACAACAAAGAAAAATAGTTTTTGGAAACATAACTATGTATGTGATTCTTATTGTAAGTTCTATGGAATAGAATATCCTTTTGAGATTGAAACTCCTATTGTTACTGGTCAATCACCAACAGTAATTAAGTCATTTGAATACATTATTGAAGCATATAAACATGCAGCAAACTGTGTTGATCAATTTCAAGTATTAGACTATAACTTTGATACAGCAATTGTTCATAATGCAGAGCAAGTATCTGGATACTTAAATTTAAATATATTTCCTAAAAACAATATTACATTGAGTTTAGAATATCCTAAGTTTAATCCATCTATTCCCATGATCATTAGGGATACAGTAGTTGGTCTGCCTGGATTTGATATCTTGTTCTCAAAAGAAGAAAACAAATATAGATTTAATCAGTTCTGGGATGTAACAAGAGACAGAGGAGAATTTCCTATTGGTTCTGGTTATCCTCCACAGGGCCCATTAGTTCCAGGAACAACTGAGTTGCTTGGTAATTATCCTCAAGAGATTGCATGGATTACATTACCTGATGGATACCGTAGAGAATTAAATCTTATAAATTTAGATTACAACAAAGCTCAATTACAAAGAAAAAAGTTCAGACATTATTTAAACTATATAACTTTAAGAAAAGAAATTTCTGGTAATATTAACATGGTTGTTAAAGTACTAAACAGTAAGAATCAATCTTCTTTAAGATAATGAATAAGAAATCCAAATCTAAGATTATTGTTGATCCAAGAGGCCAGTGGGCACATCCTGGAAAACTAACAAGAATACCTGGTAATGATATTACTATGCAAGGTGTTCCATATCCAGTTATGGCATATCCTGATTTTGGTTCACCTGTAATGATGCATCCAGAAGAAGAATATAATTTTCCGGGTGCTAAGTATGTTGATGAATATCCAGAAATGAAGTCAGGTAGGAATACAGATAAGCATGTCATAGTAAAACAATCTACTATAAAAGGAGCAGACAAAGGTTTATTTTCTAATCAAAGCTTTAAAAAAAATCAACTTATAGGTTTAGCGCATAGAGATGGTCAACCAGTAGGAGAGATTGGAAAGATGCATAATCACTCTGATAAACCTAACATGTATAGTGTTAAGAAAGGTAATGAAAGACATGTCTATGCAAAAAGAGATATTAAAGCTGGGGAAGAGTTAACAACTGATTACAAGCTTCAACCAGAACTTGAGCAACCTGATGATTTTAAAAAAGGTGGGCAATCACCTAAAATAAGAATACCAACAAGCCCTAAAGGAATTAAGTCAAAAGCTTATTCAAGAAGTCTTGAAGCAACAAATAGATTATTTGCTCTTAATCCTTTGTTTGAAGTACCTAAATCTAGAAAAAGAAAAATCTTTGATCCTAATGCTAGTTTCTATGAAAATGGTGGTATAGTATCATTTGACTATGATGATACTCTCACAAGTGATGCAGGGATGCAAATGGCTATGAATATACCTAATGATCAGAAGTATATAGTATCTGCTAGAGGAGAAGTTACTCCAGGTATGATTGATAGAGCCCGTAATGCGGGTATTTCAGAAGATAGAATCTTTGCTATGGGTTCAGATGAAGCTAAGGTAGCTAAAGTAAAAGAACTTGGTATTGATAGACATATTGATAATAAACAATCAGTAGTAGATCAGCTAGGTACTAATGGTCAGTTATTTAAAGCGGGGGGTCAATCATCTTCTAATGACTATATTGAAATGGAACTAAGCCCAGAAGAGATACAAGTATATAGAGATGGTGGTTATACAGTAGAAGAACTTGATGATTATAAAAAAGGTGGTGCTTTACTTACTAAGAAAGTAACTTGTAAAAAATGTGGTTGGACGTGGGATGCTGCAGATGGTGGTAATGATATGACTACATGTCATAAGTGTGGTGGCCAAGGATTAATACATGCTCAAAAGGGGGGGCAATCAAATTTTTATACTGTATCTGGTAGTGAAGGTGTTTACAAAAAAGTTAATGGTAAATGGGAAGTAGATTGGAATAAATCTGGAAAGTTTCAACCATTATCAAAAGGTGATGTTGAAAAAAGAACAGCAGTTTTAAATAAACAAGCTAAACTTTTATATGATTCAGATTACAATGATCTTGCAAACTCAAGAGACTATAAAGCTGTACCAAAAACAGTAATACAAAAAGCTCCAACAGTAGAACAGAAAAAAGTACAAGCAACTTTTAATAAAGACTTTAAAGTTACAGACAAAAGTAAACTTGAAAAAGTTCAAGATAAAATTAAAACAGATCAAGAAAACTTAATTAAATGGGGTCAAGAAAATAATGTACCTGTAGATCAAAAACAATTAGATGATGTAGAAAATTGGGGAATGAATGTTTATGGTAAAGTGGGTAATCAAGCAAACCCTGATACAATAAAACAAGTTACTCCAGAAGAAGCACAAGAGTTCTGGGATAAAGCAGGTGATATAGCTGCAAATCCTATGACAGCCGCAGGGTTTTTTATGCGTGGTCAAGATATTCCAGACTATATGCAGAGAGATATGGATCGTGGTACATTTGGTTATTATGCAAATGGTCAGTTACATACTGAAAGAAATCCATTAGACTTTGCTCTTGCTGACATGACTGGATTAAGTATGATTAATGATGCAAGAAGTGCTTACAAAGGTATAAAAGATAAAAATGTAAGTGAAGCTGGCTTAGGTTTACTAGGATTTATACCAGGTGTGAGTGAAGCAAGAAAAGCAGGAAAAGTTATTAATGCTGCAGATGCTGTAAATGATACGCGTAAAGCTATAAATTTTTCAGGTCCCATGGTACATTCTTATGGAGATAGAGCAGAAGTATTAGGTGCTTTATCTCAAAGAGGTAAAAACTGGGACAAGTTAGGAGCTAAAGGAGAAGATCTTTTACATAAAGACATGGTAAATTATCATGGAACATATTCTGGAAGACCCATTGTTGAAGTTAAAATGCCTGATGGTTCTTCTGAAATGTTTTATAAATCTTCTGGATGGGCAAAAAAAGCAGGAGCTGCAGACAATGGTACCACAGAAGGTATGTGGCAAGTTTATGGTGGACATGCAGATGACTCCAATAATTGGTTTATGAAAGATGATAATGTACATGTTCCAGGCTTAAGTTATAAAGATTACTATGGAAGTAATACATTCCGTGGTATGGCAGAGAATATGGATAAAACATTAATGCAAAAATATGGTTTGCAATCTACAAATGAACTTGATGATGTATTAAATTTTCAAAACAGATATGGAGCTGTTGATACCTATACTCCAAAAAGAAAAACTGGTGGTTTTATTGAACTTGATCTTGATGAGGAAGAAATAGAATACTATAGAAAAGGTGGGTTTACTATAGAGGAAGTTAAGTTTCAAGATGGTGGTATGCCAACTGTTCCAACTATGCAAGAAAGTCAGACTCAGGTTGTCACTCCTATGTTAGTACCTGACATGATGCCTACAGGAGATCTTGTTGCACCTCCAGTTGTTACTGAACCTATAGTGGCTACAACAGTTCAACAACCAGCTACCCTAGTGAACACTCCAGTAATAGATCAACCAACACCTACTAAGAAAGAAGTAGAGAAAGTAGCAATGCCAAAGATTGAACAATCAGGTGATGTTAAAGCAATTCAAAAGAAACTAGTAACTGCAGGATATAATATTGGAGCTACAGGTCCAAGTAAAGATGGTGTAGATGGTATCCTGGGTAATAAGACTCAAATGGCATTAGATGCTTTTAATTCTGGTATTCCTCCTTCTAAAGTAAAAACAATTGAACCAAAGAAAGAATCACAAAGTACTAAGTATGTGATTAACAAAAATCTTGGAACAGGTTACTTACCATATCTCGATAGAGGAGAAGGAGAAGAAATTTGTGTTAAAGGTAAAGGATGTTCATTTAATGTAAGTGTTAAGATGAGTAACTTACTTGGTGAAATAGCTGATGGGGATATATGGGCAAATGATGCTTGGTTTAATAAGTCTGATGTTCTTAATAAAGGTGGAGATCTTATTTATGAAACCACAGAAAGAGACATCAGTAAGATGCCCAAGGTTCCTAAAGATGTTTATGCAAAATTACAAGTTGGTGATTATGTACAGCTCAATAGGATAAATACAAAAACAAGTGGAGAGTTTGCTGCAGAAAAACAAGGAGGTTTAGAAAATGAAAATGTTGAACACCTTGGATTTGTAGTTGGTAAAGATAAAGATGGTACGCCACTAATTTGGCATGGTTCTGAAAAAGGAAAAGCTTTTATTAAAAGACTTGATGAGCCAATAAGTCTTGATGATCATGACAAAAGTATATTCACTTATCAAGTTGCATCTATTGTAAGATCACCTAGTCTTAAAAATGCTGACTTATCTGGATTACAGAAAACAGTCTATTACAGTACAATTGATCCTAAACAAAAACTAATAGCTAGTAAAACAGCAACTGAACGTCAAAGACAAGCAACAGGTGTTATTAATAATAATGTTAGAAATCTTAAAAACTTAGGTTACACTCAAGAAGATGCAAATTTTGTAGGACAGATTCTTGTAGGAGGAATCATGCAAAATGAAACTCAGGGTGGAGAATCAAATAAAAGAATTCCTAAACAAATTGCAGCTACTCTTTATAAAGATGTTCTTGGTCAAGGAGAGTTTGAAGGAGATGAAGCAAGTATTGGTTATTACCAAATGAAACCTACTTTAAACTTTGTCAGTAAAGATGGGTCATTAAATGCACTTGGTAAAAAATTAGAAAAACTTGGAGTTGATCCTAAAGATATTGGAACTTTTGATATTGAAGCACAAACTAAAGCAGGTGCAATTATTCTTTTAGATAATTATGAACAACTTAAAAAAGATAAAGATTTTAATATTAAGACTGGTCTATATAAAGGAAAGATACCAGCATCTTATATTTTAGCTAAGTCTTGGCAAGCAGGAACTGATTGGTATAAGAGAGAAAAATATCAAAAATATCTTAATAACTTTGATATAGATTATAGTAATAATGTATTAAAAAATGCTCTTAATACTATGAGCAATACAACTACAAGTAATCAATTACAAAAAGAATATAATACAGTAAAGAAAGGAATTACATCAAGAGAACAAGCTAATGCAGATATTCAAAGAGCTCAAAGTCTTAAAGAATTAGTAGAAAAAAATAACAGAGAAGCTGAGTATCAAAAGAATAATCCAAATTATGCTTATTCAAAAAAGGTACCTACTGAGTCTACTGCTGTTTATAATTCTTATAAAGATACATTTAAAACACCTGAGTATACTACGAAACCTATAATAGAAAGTACAGTTTATAAATATCCTGAAAGACCTGGAGTAACTTATAAAAAAGATTCAAAAGGTAAATGGTATGTTAACAGTGGAAAAGCAACAGGCAACAAGTACGTTCCTATACAAGATCCATCTGGGAGTAGAACAAAAGCTTTAGTAAAGGGTGCGGTTAAAGCTAAAGAAGGGGGTATGATTGTAAATCTTACACAAGCTGAAATTGATAGATATATTAAGGATGGTTATGTAATAGAACAAATAGATTAAACTTATTAAGTTTATCCAATAAATTAAAATTTAGTATATTAACTATATAAGATAATATGAAAAAAAGAGTTAGAATCTATAAGAGCCCAACAGGTGAAGGACAGTTTTTAAATAAGACTGCACAATTTTTACGTAAAGCTCAGATGGGTGGTGCACCTACTGCAGAAGAATTATCATATCCGGGTGCTACTCAAGGTCAAACACAACAAGTAGATGATAATCAACTTGCTTCATTAGTACTACAAGATATTAGTAACTCAAGACCAAAAGAAGAGATAGTAGTTAAGTTGGTGAATATGTATGGTAAAGATCCAATGGAAGCAACTACTTTGGTAAATCAAATGTATACTTATCTTGAAGAACAATCAGAAGCACAGAAAGAAGAAGATTCTGAAGAATCATCAGATGAAGAAATTACAGGTGGAGATCCAGAAGATGCTCAGGAGGAAACAGTAATGAATCCTGTTCAAGAAATTGAAGAAGACTTCTATGGTGATGACATGAATAATGATATGGCAAATCAAGTTGCTAATGAAGATGATGAAGTAGAAGATGATGATACTGATGTTGCTTCTCAAGTAGTAATGATGAGAGGCGGCTACATGAGAGCACAAGATGGAGCAGAAATAGAAAGTGAATATCCAATTGTATTTCCAGGAGTTGAAGCATACTTACCTGCAAACATGTCTGACATGATGGGTGGTAGTTATGATGTAGCAACTGGAGAAGCTTGGCAAAGACCAGAGTTTACTGCACCTGAAACTTCAGATGATGCTGGTATCTCATATGGTTATATGGATCAAGGTGCAGAGGAAGCAATGGTAGAAGATGCCCCTGAAGGAATACCAACAGAAGAAAGTGAGTATAGAAAAGGTGGAGCTTACAAAAAAGGTAAGAGTGCTTATGTAAATTCTGTACTTAAGTTAGTTAAGAAACAAATAGGTGGAGATCAAGAAAATAATAATCCTAATGACCTTACTAAAAAAGAAGATCAATCAGATCCAATTGGAAATGATTTAAGAAGAGGTATCTTAAGTAATTATATTGGAACCCTTAAGAATCAAGGTCAGATGGCTGTTGCTAAAGAAGAAGCAGAACAACAGTATGATCAAATGATGCAACAGCAACAAATGATGCAACAGGGTATGCCTCAAGCTCCAATGAATTATTCTGAAAATGGTGAAATGCTTGATGAAGCTCAGTTTGGTGGATTGTTTAATAGAAGAAGAAATCAAGAAGGTCAAGAGAGAAGAGGCTTGTTCAATAGAAAACCAAGGATTCCACAAGGATTTGGTTATGGCTATCCTCCAATAGAATCAGTAGATGTATACAAGAGAGGTATATTTGGTAGACCAAAAGAATACTCAGTTAACTTTGGACAAATGCCATCTGTTATGCCAGGTTATGGTATGCAAGGTAGTGGACCAGGTTTCTATGGTTATGGTTATACAGGTACTAAAAAGACTCCTGCAAGAAAAATTGTAGAAGATAATGCTATTTATGTAAATAGTCAAGCTAATAAAGATGTAGCTGTAGTTACTCCGGGTAATGAAGCAACTAATAAAGATGTTAAGGTTGAAGAAAAAGTTGAAGTAAAAGCTGATGGTACAACAGAAACAGTTGCAACTACTGAAGTTAAAACTCCTGGGACTGAAACTCCGGTTACTGTAAACAGTTCTAAAACTGCAAAAGAAAAACAAGTTACTAAAGATCAAGTAAAAGGTCAAAAAGAAGTTAATGTTCAGAAACGTGCTGATGGTATTTACACTTATCCAAATAAGACTGCAATTTATAAGAAACAAAATAACCAGTGGTATATTGATATAACTGGTGTAGGAAATGCATTTCAAAAAGTTTCTTCTGGAGATGTAGAGGGTAGAGTAAATGCATTAGAAAAAAATGCTGTAACATATGTTCAACCAAAAGCTAAAGTAGTACCCATTCCTATTGGAAATAGGCCTGACTTAATGAAAGATGCAACAGGAGTAGCTTCTCAAGTAAGACAGGTTGCAGTTCCAACTTATGATTTTAAAAAACCAAAACCAAAAGTTAACGCTTTTGATATGGATAAAATTATGGCTCCAATAAAAGATCCATTCATGTTCCCAAGACAAACAGTGATTGATCCAAAAGGATCACAACTTTTTGGATTACAAGATGGAGGTATCATACAAGATCCTTTTTCTGATGAGTATGGTAATCTTCAAAGATTTGTTTATGGAGGAGATGATGATCTATCACTTGCAAATATGGATCAGTCTGATATTGATTACACAGGATCAGAAGATGTAACAGATCCATACTTTCAAAAAGGAGGTTTGCTTAAAAACTTGTTTCCTGCTAACTTAAATAGAAATTACAGTACAGAATATAGAGGTGCACGTAATGCTGCAGGAGAAGTTGTTCCTGGTTATTTTGGTAAGAATTCACAACTTAAATCAGTAGATGTTCAAAAAACAGGTTTATTAAGTGGAAGACCTAAGAAGTATTCAGTTACTTTTAGTAATCAAAGTTCTGATCCAACTAAACCAATGATTAGTTTAGATAGACCAGGTACAGAAAGTGTTATACCTAAAAAAGCTCCTATGGCTTTATCTCAAAGAGAAATGGATAGAGGTGATAGACAAGCAGGAAGACAGAGACCATTAACTGCTGGTAAAAAATATGAAAAATATTTTGAAGAACCTGTATTGAATGAGGAAGAACAAGCAAAAGCTTTTGATAATCAATTAAAATATCAAGCTAATGTAGATGCTTATCATAAGGAAAGATCAGATAATACTGCAATGATTAATAAAATGTTTAATCAAAAAGGAGAACAGCCTGGAATAACACAAAATCAAATGCAAGAGTTTCAGCAGATGATTGGTAATCAAACAGGAATACCTAGTTATGCTGAATCTCCATATCCAACTCAAGTAATGCGTCCTGAAGGTGAGTTTCCTGAAGGATATGTACAAAGGAATCCAATGTATGGTGCAGCATCAGATAGCTATGAAAGTTACTTAGACTTTATAAATAGTGGTATGCCTTTAGGACAAGGTATGACAAGAAATGAGATGACAAGAGAGCAGTACATGGGAGAGTATGGTCATTATAATGATGGTGGTGCTTTAAGAAAGTTTATACCTACTGCTCAGTATGGTGGTGATAGCCCTGTAGTATATACTAATAATCCAGCAATGGATGGGATGACAGATGTTGATATGTTATCTCTTAACCCTGGTATTCAAGATTTAGATCAATCATCTTTAACAAGTTTTATGAATGTTGATAGTCCTACAAGAGATCAATCACAAGACCCAAAACAATATACTGTAGATCCAAATCAAGCTTCAAGACAACAAACTGAAAAAGTTTATGAACCTGAAGGAGATGTAACATATGACTTTAAAACAAAAACTAATGTTGATCCACAAGCAGCTTTACTTACAGGTAATGCAGCTGCTAAAGGAGTTTTAGGATTTGTTGATAGAATGCAAAATAAAAAGAACGAGGCAAAAATGTATAAAAATCTTACTTCTGATAATTTATATGCAAGTGATCCTAGTAGAGACCGTGGTGATTATGAATCAAACTCTGGTTTATATAGACCAGATGACATGGGTGAAACTTGGAATAGTAGATCTGCACAAATGGGTGGTCAAAATAGTTATCTTAATGAAGATCCTGACTATGTAGAAGGAGATGAAGTTGATATGACAGATGAAGAATTAGCAAACTTTATTGCTAACGGTGGTGAAGTTGAATATTTATAATTTAAGCTATGTTAAGAAGAGTAAGAATTAAATCTGTACCAAAAGCTAGAACAGGGTATCAAGTTAATGGTGGTTTAGCTAATGATGTACCATCATTTGGTGGTGCTGATTACAATGCATATATTGGTGAACAACCATCTGAGGTAAAGAGAACACTATCTGCGGTTCCAAGAAAAGAAGCTAATCTAGAAGCTGAAGGTGGAGAAACTGTAATAGGAAATATTGATGGTAGTATGATGCCCTCTTTTTTTACAATTACTGGTCCACGCCACAGTAGTGGAGGTGTTCCATTAAACTTACCAGATGACAGTTTTATTTTTAGTGATACTAAGTCAATGAAGATTTCAGACCCAACTATTCTAAAAATGTTTAATGCTAATCCTAAGAAAGGTGGATACACTCCGGCTGACTTATCTAAGAAATATGATCTTAACAGGTATAGAAAAATACTTCAAGATCCTAATTCAGATAAGATGGATAGAAAGACTGCTGAGATGATGATTAAGAATTACACCATGAAACTTGGTGCTTTAGCATTAGCTCAAGAGTCTAAGAAAGGATTTCCTCAAGGTATACCTGAATTATCAAAACCTTATATGGAGTCTAATGGAATTACTGAAGAAGACTTACTACCACAAAAACCACAACCACAACAGCAGATGCCGTCACAAGAAATGATGGAGGCTCCTGAAATGGAAGGTATGGAAGAGATGCCAATGGAAATGCCAAATGGGGAACAGATAGCTCAACCTCAGTCTATGGAGCAAGATATGGCTGCTCAGGAAATGATGCAACAACAAGCTCCTATGGCTTATAGTGGTCAACCAATGGCTATGTATGGGATGTCAATGGGAGGTTATGAGTTTCCTTATGAGTCAAATGAAATGGCTTATGGAGGATTGACTAAAGCACAAACTGGAGTTATCACACCTTATGAAGAAGCAAGAACAAAACAAGGAAATGTAACTCCAACGGGTACATCAAATAAGTTTAGTTCACGTAAACAATCATTAAATGATTATTTAAAACAATGGGAAGATAGTATTCCTGGTATTGGTAAAATGACAGAAGGCCAAGCACAAAAAGCTATTTATGAATGGACTTTAAAAAACAATCCTGAAAGCATTAAGAATATGTGGACAACACATGGTCTTACAGCTAAAGGTATGAAGAATGCAAAATTAAAAGCATTGAGTAAAGATGGGTCAGGTAAATTTACTGAAGAACAATTAAAAGATCCTAAACTGTTAGAACAGTTGCAAGATGCATATGTAGATAATTATTTTGGTGTAAGACAATTAGATCCTGTAAAAGCAGAAGAAGTAAAAGATGGGCCTGTATCAACAGAATGTCCATGTCTTGATGATAAAGGTGTAGCTATTGCAGGAAAGTTTGCTCAGAAGAATGAGAAAGATGAGTGTATGCCTGAAACATGTACACCAAAAGAAAGCTGTGAATGTGATAGAGCAGATGGTACGGTATATGATCCAGGTATGAATACTGATGGTAGTTGTAAAGAATGTGAAGAAATTATCACAGAAGAAGGAGATGTACTTAAACCGCCAGCAGAAAAAAGAGAACCAGAATGGTGGTTACAAGATACTGTAAATACTATGGGTGCATTTGGTGATATGATGAGTGCTAAGAAATATATGCCTTGGGAAGCAAGAGTTGATCTTGAAGAACCAAGACCTACATTCTTAGATCCTACAAGAGAACTAGCTGCACAATCTGAACAAGCTAATATTGCAGCTCAAGCAGCTTCTTCATTTGCGGGTCCTCAAGCATTGAATGCAAGACTATCTCAGATACAAGGTCAAGGAGCTAGATCAGCTGCAGATACACTTAGTAGAATTAATAATCAAAATGTTAATATTGCTAATCAGTTTGAAGCAAATCAAGTTGGTGTAAGAAACCAAGAAAATCAAATGAATCAGCAAATGGCAACTAGAGTATATGACAAAAATGTTATTGCTAATCAACAGTTTGATAATGCTAAAAGACAAGGGGCTGCAAATATGAGACAGGCTTACAATACTGCAGTAACAAATAGAATGAAGACAGATGCATTAAATCAAATGTATCCTAACTATCAAACTAGACCGGGTGTTGGAGGACGTGTAGAATATACACCAACTGACAAAGCTGTTGATCCAGGAGCAAAGCAAGCAACAATGGGAGAAGAATTAAAAGAATTAATGTCTCAAGGATTTAGTAAAGAGTCTGCTGAAAAATACCTTTTAAATAAATATAAAAAGAAAGGTGGTAGTACAACAGGATACGTATATACTGATTGGCCAATCTTCTTATAAACTTAATAAGTTTATTAAACTTAAAAAATGTTGATACTTTTATAAAGAATTAGAATAACATGGCAACGTACTTACAAGGAGTTACAGATTATATACCACAGTTTCAACCGTTTCAACCGGACCTGAACTTCTATGGTAATATAATGCAAACTAAGCAAACCCAGTATGATACAAACTGGAAGTCTTTAAATAAAATGTATGGTCAGTATTATAATGCTGAGCTTACCCGTGATGGAAACATTTCAAAAAAAGATAGTTATTTAAAAGAAATTGAGTTTAACTTAAAAAGAGTATCACAGCTGGATTTGTCTCTAGAACAGAATGTAACTCAGGCAACTCAAATCTTTAAACCATTCTATGAAGACAAGTCCTTAATGAAAGATATGGCTTGGACAAAGAATTACAACAACCAAAGCAATAGAGCAGAAATCTTTAAGGTTTCATCTGATGAAAAAGATAGAACTCAGTATTGGGAAACAGGTGTTAGAGAAATGCAATATTTAAAAGATGAGTTTAAACTTGCTACAGATAGTGAAGCAATGAACTTTTCTAATGTAGAGTATACTCCTTATGTTAATGCTGTTGAGAAAGCTCAGGATGTTGCTAAAGAAGCTGGTCTTTCTGTTGAGTCAGTTGACTTTAGTAAAGATGGTAGATGGATTATAAAGACTAAGAATGGTCAACAACTTGTTGAACCCTTACAAAAGTTATTTGAAGCACGCCTTGGTAGTGATCCTGCTATTCAAGCTGTATATAAAACACAGTCTTTTGTAAATAGAAAAGATTATGCATATTCTAATGCAGCACAATTTAAAGGAGACAAGAATGCAGCAGAGATGAAATATCTTGAAAACAGTTTTAATGTTTTAAAAGAAAAAAGTACTGCAAGATATAAAGGTCTTCAAGAAAATTCTAAAAGCTATGATAATAAAATTGCTGATATTGAGAAGCAAATAAAAGATGGAAAAGCATCTCCAGAAGCTACACAAGCTTTAGAGCAGTATAAGATGAACAAAGAGATCAATGATAAAGTTTTAGCCCGCGCAGAACAGGAACAAAAAGATCTTAATGGTGGTCAGTCAAGTACACCAACTACATCAAATGGTTTTGTTAATCCTTATGGAGATCTTAAATCATTAAGATGGAAAGTTGATAATGGTATGGCTTCTTTGCTTATGCAAAAAGATTTAGATGAGGCAGCAAACATATTTGCATTTAAAGATGCAAAACAAGATATGGATGCTAATCCATATGCTGTACTTGCTGATAAACATAAGTATAGCATGCAACAAATTGCAACTAGAAATGCTGGTCTTGCAAATGCAGCAAGAATCCGTAATGAAGGTGAAAGAAAAACCATGCTTGACAAAGCTAGACTTACTGCTGGAACACATTATCAAGATGAACAGACAGGAGAGATCAAACCAATTGAAGCTCTTGATCAAGTGTTTACAAGACAGAATGCAAGTGGAACGGCAACTCCAGAATTAGATATGAGAAAGGTGAGCAAGCAGATAGTTTCAATACAAACTAAATCTGTTGCTATTCCTTATTTAAAAAATGTAACCACACTTCTTGATCAGCTTGTAGCTAGCAAAAGTATGACAGAAAAACAAGCTTCTCAAATACTTGGTTATAACAAGAGTCCAAATATTAATAGAAAAACATTTAGTGATAAGCTAAATAAGTATGGAGTAACTTGGGTTACTAGTGAAGTTGGTGTAGAAGGTTTAAATAAGATAAAACGAAACATGTCTACATGGTTAAGTCAAAATAATCAGTTGTCAGGTTTAGATGGAACAGCTTATAATAGTTTTAAAAAATCATCATTAATGTTTGATGACTATACAAATTACTTAAAGGCTGATCAAGAGTGGAAAGCAAAGTCTTCAAAAGAAGTAGAAGGTGAATTAAGAAGATTAGGTTATAAGAATGTAGATTACTTATATGATAATAATGGTAAGCAAAGAACTAAAGTAGAATACTTTGATGCACTAGCAAAAGCAGGTAAGATAAGTAAATCAGATGCTAAAGATTCTAAATCATATAAATCAGAAAACAGAACCTGGTTACAAAAACTTGGACCAGGTAACTGGATTGATATGGCTGTTGAAGCATATAATGCACCAGATATTGATTATGATGAAATGGTTGGTGCTGCTAATAAAGTATATAGTACTGGAAAAGTAAAAGCTCAAGTTGTTGGTTTAGACAAACTAGGATCAATGTCAGGTTCAGGTACTTTTGCTCCTAATTCAAGTTCAATATTTGTAAATCCAAAAGGTCATACATCATCAAATATAAGATTTGGAGAAATACTTTCAGATATGAGTAATGTTGATTGGGGTGCTAATAATAAAAACAAAGTAACATTTGGAGGTACTAGCGCAAATTCATATAATACAGCTTCTGGAAAAAATAATACTGGTGTTGCTTTACTTGATCAAATTAGAGCAGAGTTAACTAGACCAGGTAAAACTAAGATGGGTAACTTTAGAGTTGACGTATCACCAATTGCAGCTGGAAGTATTAACAAATCTGCAGTTATTATTTATCCAGATGCAACATGGTTAAAAGGACAAGTATATACTAAAAATAAAGAAGGTGTAAAAACTAAACCTGGATTAATTAGTGCAACTGAGTATGATCAAATTATGAAAAATGGTGTGTCATATGTAACTGATTCAGGAAATATGACAAACTCAGTTTATATGAGTGCTTATCAAACACCTTTAGAATCTTATGTTGATTACTTAGATACTAAAGGTCAAGCTTATGTTTATACTGATCCTTTAAGTTCTAACTATTCATTTAGTATTGAAAAAAACAAACTAGGCACAGGAGATTATATAACAACTTTTAAATATCCTGTTTGGAATAATAGTACAAAAAAATATGATTTTGAAACTGCAAGAGACAATGTAACCAACTATGGTCAGGGTATGGAACAAGCAAGATTTCAAGCTATGGATTTGATAGAAAAGTATAAACAAATTAATAAAAGTTCATATAATGGCAACAGATAATAATGTACCATTCAGTTCTTTAGATTCACTAGGTCCGGAATATGGAAGTATTAATACTCCAACAATTGATGCTAAAGGATTAGCAGCATTTGAAGGAGATAGGATTGATATGCCTAAAATAAATTTTGAGGCATCTGAAAGTTTTACACCAACTTTACCTGATGTACAAAATCTAAATAATCCGGCTGCTCAAGTTAGAAAAAATGTTGTAGGAATCTCTCCTAGTAAACCAGGTGTAAATAAAAATGCTAGTGTAGATGATTTAAAAAAGTCTATGAAAGATTATGCATTGGCTACTATAAGAGCAACTGCAGATAAAAATCAATATGGAAAGATCTATTCATATAATGCTGGACCAGATGGTAATGCATTTTATAAAAGATATCAAGCTTATGGTCAAGAAAAGTTTGATGCAATTGGGTTTTCTCCATTAAGAGATAATGAAGCATTGTTTAATGCTAGAACCACTCAGTGGGATGATTTTAGTAGAATGATGACAAACTCATTTGTCCCGCTCTTTACAAGAGGTTTTGTATCAGGACCAAAGTCATTAGGCAGAATGCTTACTGGTGATTTTACTGGAACAGATTTAGAAGATGCGGCAGCTTATGAAGAAGCTGCTGCTATTGGTCAATCAAGTAAAGGAGGCTTTGGTGGCTTTGCTACTAATGCTCTTATGAATTTTTCATATTCAGCTGGTATTATTACTGAAGCTATAGTGGAAGAAGTTGGTTTAGCATTAGCTACTGTAGGTACAGCAGGAGGAGCAGCTCCTATTCTTGGTGTTAGAACAGGTATAAACATTGGAAGAATAGGAAAAGCACTATATAAAGGAGTTAATTTTGCTGGAGATGGTATAAAAGCTATTAATAAAACTCTAGATGCAGTAGGTAGTGTAAAAGGAGCTAGAGAATTTTGGAATGCTAGTAAAGGTTTTGCTAAGACAGTGAATCCATTAAGTAATACTTTTGATGCATACAACTTAGCAAATAAAGCAGACAATCTTAATAATCTTGGAAGAGCATATAAAACTGCTGGTGGTTTTTATAGAGATGTAAGAAACATCAATATGGCATTATCAGAAGCAAGACTTGAAGCAGGTATGGTAGAGAATGGTATTTATGATAATCTCTACAATGAATACTATGCAAAAAACAATGAAGCTCCATCAGATGATGTACAATATGATATGATGAAACAAGCCAAGAAAGGATCATTAAATACCCTTTACTGGAACACAGGTCTTATCTATGGATCAAACTTAATTACATTTCCAAACATTGTTGGTCCTAAAGGTGGATTAAGAAACTTTTCTAAAGCAACTATTAAAGAACTATCAGAAGTATCTGGTGGTAAGTTTGGTAAATTAGGTAAGGTTGTATATGATCAAGGTAAAAAGAAGTTTGCCTTTGAGAAAAATAATTTTAAAAATTATGTAAAAGGCTGGGCAAAGGATCCAATACATAAATCATTAGGTAATACAGTTGGATATTTCAAAGCTAACTTTACTGAAGGTATTCAAGAAAACTTACAGGAAGTTATTGGTGGTGCTAATGAAAGATATTATACAGATACATTTAAAAGTGGAGCAGTTCAATCACATAATTATAGTAAGTCAGTATCACAATATGATTACTTTTCTGATGAGTTAGGAAAACAATTCTCTGCACAAGGATTTGAAACATTTGCTTCAGGTTTTGTAATGGGAACATTTGCATCTCCTTTAAATAAAAGTTTTGAATATCTTGGTGTTGGCTTTAATAGAATGTTCAATAAAGAAGATTATCAAAAACTAAAAGATAAGAAACTTGAGATAACAAAAGATTTAGTTAATAATCTAAATGGAATTGATGTTAAAGATTTCTTAGATGCTAAAATATTTAACTATGGTCAACAGGATATTATATCTAAAGTAAAAGAATCCGGAAGTAAAAAAGAAGCAATGGATGCTGATCATGAGGGTTTATTAAATCAAATGGATTTACTTATTAGAAATGGTAGTTTAGAATCATATCAAGAAAAGCTAAGAGATCTACAACAACTAACTCCAGAAGAGTTTGAAGATGCTGTTCCTACTATACCTAAAGGTGAAGGTGCTAAGTATCAAACTAAGATTAATGATACCATTGATAAAATGGATAAGATTAATAGTAGATATAAAACCTACAAAGAGAAGTTTGAGAATCCTATTGATCCAGATAATCTTCCTCCAAAAGGAACTCCTGAATATGAGAATGCTGTGACTTTGCATAATGCATGGGAAGATTCTATTAAGAATGCTGTGTTCTTCAATGAAACATTTGAAGATACAATGAAAAGAAAAAGAGATATTTTACAAAAGTTTAATACTCAAAAGCCTTTACAAAGTTTAACTCAAAGAGACTCAGAAGTTATATTTGATAATGATAAACTACGTAATGAAGTTGGTTTACTTAAAAATGAAATTGAATCTCTTAAGCAATTAAAAGATCCTGCATCTAAAGAAGAATTAAAAAAGAAAGAAAGCAAGCTTGCTGCAATGCAAAAACTTGGTGAATCTACAGTTAGCTTTACAAACTTCTTTAATAGATATGAAAGATCTGCAGAAATTAGAGAGGTTCTTCAGAAAGAAAAAGGTGATGTACCTGTAACTGATGAAGAAGTAGAAGCTGTAATGGATGAATACTTTGGAGAGTTTAGTGAAGAAAATAAGATTAAACAGACATCTGAATATGAAGCAGCTTTTAAAGATTACCTTAAAACTGTTGCAAATGTAAATAAGGATTACTTGTTTGATGAGAAGGTTGATGAAGCCTTTGAATTACTTACAGATCATCATAAATTAGATTCTGAAGCTAGATCACTTATTAAAGGAGTTAACTTACTACATGACCCGGCAGGATTTCTTGATCTTGTAGAAAGAAACCAGAAATGGATGAAAGATCTTTATGCAAGAAGAGGTGAGTACTATCAGAAAATGATAACAGATCAGTTTGACATTGTAGTAGATAATGCTCTCTTAAATGCATTAGCTAATAAAAGTGTATACATTAGTATGGATGACTTTGCTGCTTGGAAAAATGAAGGTATTCCACCGTCAGAGTTTTATGATCATGCAAGAAAGTTAGTTATACCTGAAGGAACAGAAGCCTATGATGTATATTATATGCTTTTTGATCAAGCGGCTCAATTAAAAGCAGAGAAAAGTGGAACAGTACCATCATCATTAGATGCCGTTCTTAATGCAGATTTAGAAAAACTTGAATCACAAAAAGAAGCAGAGCTTAAGAATGTTCCAATGATTGAAACAAAAGTTTCTAAAGGTAAGTTAGAACCAAATTCTTCTGGTCAAATTACTGCTAAGATGGTACAGGAACAACTTCAACCAAATACATATGCTGAAGCAAGTTATGGAGATGAAGACAATTTTATATTGTTCATGGATGAAGCTGGTAATCTTAGAGAGAATGATGCTGAGGGAGCTGTTGTTGAAGTTAATAAGGTACCTGTTGCATTTACTTCTGTAGAAACTTATGTGATTGCAGAAAGACCTAATCCAGAATATGCCCAGGAGATTGAAAAAAGATATGAAGATCTTAAAGAAGACAGGATCAATCAGTATACTGCGCAAGTAGAAGAGGTTGAGAAAAAAGAAAAAGAACAAAAGACTACAGAGATAGAACCAATTACTTCAGCTACTTCATTAGAAGATATTATCAGACGTTCTCCTGCTTTGTATAACAAGCTTAATAAAGAATTTACTGAAAGAGTTATTAAGAAAATGGATTCAGAGGAGTATGTAAATATGAATTCTGAGCAAGAAAGAAACTTGTTTGAAAAGTTTCTTCAATCTGATCCAATTGCAAAAGGGCTTATTGATACTTACAACAAAGAGCAAAAGCTTGATGAAGCTACTAAAGAAACTGGTGAGAAAGAAGAATTTGAATTCATGTATCAAGGTAAGATGGTTAAGACGGCAGATCTTAAAACCATTCAAGACCTTGAGAAAATGAAAAGAAGATTTGACAAGATGATTAAGGATATTAATGAGAGTGAAGATGCTACTACTGAAGATATGACTAACAAGTCTAAGTATAGTATTATCTCTAAAGACCTTGAAAAACTTATCAATACAAGAACTAAGAATGATGCTAAAGTATCAGATGAAATTACTGCTGATGAATATAATGACTTTGTTGATAATGGTATAGTTAAAGCTGGCCGTATCACTAAGATTGCAGAAAAAGTTAAGAATGGTACAGACCTTACTCAACAAGAGAAAGAAATGTTCCAAGATAAAACTACTGAGATCAATGAAGAGCTCCGTAAGATGAATGAGAAAGATGCTGCTAAAGCTAAACCATCTGACATAGAAAAGGAACTATTTTCAGAAACTGATAGTAAAGGAAGAATTAATACTGTTTTTTCTACTACAAAAGAAAAAGATGGATTAATTAAAACAACATTTACTTTTAATAGATCAGATAAAGACCCATCTCAAAGAAACAATATGATAACAGGTATTCCTGTAGAAAAAGCATTAGGTAATAAGTATACTATTGATGAGGAATACGTACCTGAAGGAGCCAAAGTAGTTGGAGTTTCTGAAATTAGAATAGATAAAACAGGTGCAGGAGCAACAGTTACTTTTGAAATAGATGGAGAAAAATCTCAAGGTGAAGTTAAATTAAATACTAATACTACTTATGATGCAGAACTAGCTGCTTTAGAAAGTACTTCTGCTGCTGATACAATTCCAGAAGATCCACAGTCTAGTGATGATGTTGATTCACCAACACAAGATAGTGATTCTAGAAAAGTAGAAGTAATTGATGATGCTAAGAGATATTCAATTGATGACTTTAAAGCAGATGTTGCAAAAGTTAAAACAATGGATGAGCTACAACAAATTGTTTCAGACTTACACATTAAAGTTTCTGAAGAAGCTGTTGCATTTGAAGATTTACAAGTTATGTCTGAACTAGCTAAACAAAAAGCTGCAGAAATAAGAGCTGGAGATGTAAAAATTGATCCAATTGGTTTAACAGAAGGTACTCAAGTTATAGCAAAAGAGATTATCTTTGATAATGCAAATATGTTTGCAATGGCTAATGATACTCTTGTAGTCAAGTCAGTTGATAAAACAAAGAAAACTATTACAGTTACTCCTATGGGAAGTACAGAAGAAATGACTGTAGGCTTTGATAAGTTAAATGAAATGTTTATATTAAAAGATACAGTAATGGACACAACAGAACAAGTTACAGAACCTGTTACTAAAGAAGAACAGGAAATGGTTACTCAGTCATCAGATTTAGCTGATACTATACTAAACAGTCCTGATCAGTTAACAGAACTTGAGAAAACTGTTTCTAAGAAAACAGTTAGTGAATTAGATGCTGAGTTATTAGAAGACTTGAAATGTTAAGCTATGAAAATACAATGTGCTTTATCTGAATCTCAGATTAAAAAATTATATTCTAATGTGTATGGAAATATGGTTGAACAAGGAGACGCGTTTAACCCTGAGCAATACATGAAGGATTTGTTCAATAAGATTGCAAAAAACTCTGATGTAGATACTGCAGCTAAGTTTATGCAACAAGTTCCATCTATGATTGGAACAGCATCCTTCCGTCCGGCTCTGGAAGATTTTGAAATTAAAACAGATTCACTAAAACCACTTATCAAAAAGTTTAAGAAGTCTGAGAATGGTATTGATAATACTGTTAAATTTTTTAGACCACAACTGGATCCAGATGTTGAGAAAGAACTTATTGAAAAGAAAGCATTAAGTGCATTTCATATTGCTGAGAAGACTAGTGATACAGTTCCTGCTGATCCATTTAACTATCAGACATACTCATCTTTGTCAACTACTTTTCAGGAATTTATCTCTAAGAATCCTAATGAAGATATTCAAACAGAAACTTTTGATCCAGGAAGAAGAACAATTTATTCTACTCTTGCCGCAATTAGAGAAGAAGCAAATAACAATACTCCATTAAGAGAACTTGTATATCAAGATACTATACTTAAGTTAAAGCCTGTAAGGTTATCTGAAGTAGATGAGAATCTATTGGATAAGACAACAAAGAGATTGGTCAATAGGGCAGCTTATTTGAAGGGGTCAGGTCAGGCACAATCTTATGTAACAACACCAGATAATATATTCCTAATGGTTATCTCTGATAAAGATGGTATTCCATTACAGTTTAATGAACAAGGAGATATTGTTGCTGAAGGTGGTCAACTTGTTTACCAATTCTTGAGAGAGGTTAGAAAGGATGGGAATAAGTTTAAGGTTACAGATATCTACGGAAGGTCAGAACAAATTATTGATCCGGCTATTCTAGCTGAGAAATCAGGTATTACATTAGAAGAAGCTCAAGTAAGACAACAGGATGAGTTTAAAGAGCTCTATGAGTTTAGAGAAAAGCTTATTAAAGGTGACTCACCTTTAGTTGACATTGTAGGAGTTAGCCAGGGAATAAGTGAGATTAAACCAAATGCATTAAACTTATCCAATATCAGTATTATACTAGAAGATAATGACCATGCAATAAGAACATTGTCTGTTGTTAAATCACCACGTTCTGGTTTTGAAAAAGGAGAAGGAGTTATTACTATAAAAGGTGTTGAATATAAAGTTGACCGTCCAAACTTAACTGCAGAACTTACTAAAAAGATTGCTACAGTCTTGACTAACAAGGAGTTAACAAACAAAGAAAAGTATGATTATGTATCTCAACTCTTAGCAGACAAGGCATCAAATGATACAAGAAAGCATGAACTTGAGTATCTTGAAAAAACAGATAAACTAATGTTCTCATATTCTCCAACAACTTTTGCTGAAGGATATAGTAAGTTTATTGATGTAGATCTTAACTCACCAGAAGCATTCCAACAAATTACTGATGCGTTAACAAATGCTTCAGGAAAAGATGGTAAGTACTTTAGTGCTAAAATGACTTATAGTGATAATGCAATTGAGAAAGGTTATCAAGATTATGATTTGGCAACTAACACATTGTCAGATGATTACCAAGATTACTTTGCTTTAATTAAAGGTCTTCCAAATACTAAAATCTTTGCAGATATATCTATTGATAGTAGATCATTCAATAGTTACATGGGATTTGCAATTCCAAATCAGTTCACAGAACAACTGGCAAAAGCTCAAGAGTCAACTGAGACAGTAAACAAAGATGACTTCTTTGAGTCTATGGTAGATGAAAGTCTTACTCCAGGAGAAGAGATGTTCAATACTCTAATGAAAGAAGCAATTTCAACAGAGGCCAGAGGATGGAAAACTATTGTTGATCAGGAAACAGGTAAGCTTCACAAGGACAATTACTACATGTCAACTTATTTAACTAACCAGTTAAAAAATAATGCTAGACGGTTTACAAAAGAAACCATGCAAGAAGTACTTGATAATTATTCAACTTTCAGAAGGCCAAGTAAAACTGAGATGGAAATCATCCAGAAGGAATTTGATAAAGCATTTGCTCCTCAAGTAACTAAAGCTAAATCAATTGAAGAAGTTCAAAATGAGATTAATAGTTATATTGATCCAAAGAATGTCCCAACTCCAGAAAGCAATGGTCCGGGTGATGCATTCTTCCTAAGAAAAGGAGACCTTCCATCTGATGTATCTACTGAGCAGGTAGAAGATGCTAAACAATGGTGGGCAAACTCTCCATTAAACAAACACATTGGACTTAAACAAGTAGCAAACATTGTTAATTCTAATGCTTATGCAAGATTCATTGCTTATGGTGCTGCATTAAATGGCAACCTAGGTATGATTGAAGTTGCAGCAACTGGGAATATGGTTGATGTTTATCATGAAGCTTGGCATGGCTTCTCTCAATTATATCTTACTAAAGCAGAAAAGAAGGCTCTATACAATGAAGTACTTAGAAGAACAGGTAAAAGCTTAAGCTTCTTTGAAATTGAAGAATTACTTGCTGAGGAGTTTAGAGATTATGCAAAGAATCAAAAGACAGTAAAAGATGCACCAAAAAGAAATAGTCTTTTTAGAAAAATACTTGATTTCTTAAAAGCATTATTTGGAAAAGGTTCAGTTACAAATCTATCTGAGATAAGTACAGTAAAAGAATTATTTGATAATTTATATTTAGGTAAGAATCTGAATAACTACACACCACTTATAGACAATGTTATGTTTGACTTGCTCTACAGAAACAGTGGTATAGTTAAACCAGGTACTGAGACAGATCAAGTATTAAATAGACAAGACTCCAACTTATTGAAAGATAGTATGGATTCTATTATCTCTGATATCATTGACAATGAAGTAAGTAAAAGAGATAATAAGGGAGCAACTTTAAGTATTCTTTTGGATAAAAGAAACCGTGAGCCTCTTTATAATATGATTAAGCAAAATCTAGAAGCAAAGTTAAAGACTTATGAAACACAATTAGAGGAAACTCCAGAGAATGAAGAGAATGAATATAAAAGGGACATACTACAAAACAGAATTAGAATTATACAAACTGGTCTTGAAAACTATGGGGATACAAAATCCGGACTTGTACAATACCATGTGGAGAATAGTTCTTATGACCTTGTAAGACAAAAGTATACTGCATTAGAACTTGATGAAGAAGGTAATCTTGTTGAACCTGAGAATGCTACTGATACTGAAAGATATGGTGATCAGAAAGTAAATGATAAGTCACTTATTCAATTAGCTGGTAAGGAGACTCTTTATATTCTAAAGAGTTTGTATCAAGCAAAGATTAATAAGAAGACAGGTCAAGTAGAGTATGAATACAATGAACTAGGATTCAAGAAGCTTGCTGACTTTAGAAGTACTTGGAATAATACAGTAAGAGCAATTGGTGGTATTCAAGATCCACAGCAAATGTATGATAAACTCATGCAAGAAAGTGAAACTGTACCAGAGTTTAAACAACTAGTGCAATCAAAACTTCCTAACCCAAAAGTATTTACTAACAATGCATTTGAGTTTCAAGCAACAACATCTTTCTGGCAAGACTTTAGTAAAACTAGAGTGCCCTATATTCAGCTTACTGTGTTTAAAAATCAAATAGGTGAAAAAATTGAGTACAATAATTTTACTGGAGCAGAAATAAAAATTCCTATTTATGAGTATGATGCACAAGTAACTGAAGCTTCTAATGAAGTTGGGAATATTGTAAGAATGTTTAAAGAGAACTTTAGAGCAAATCAGAACAATCCATATGTAGAAAGAGTTGGTAGAGATAATACACCAATGCTTAATCTTGGAAAAGTAGTTGATAGTTTTTCATCTCAAGGTAAATTAGATGTAAATCAATCTTACGGTTTTGCAAGAGCACTTGGATTCAACTTGAGTGATTTAAGTATAATTAAGAATACGCTTAAGAAAGATAACAAAACAATTGAAGAATTTGGTCTTCCCTACATATTTGATATTATTAAAAAATTGCATGAGAAAGAACAACTTCCAAATACCAATAGTACTACAAGAAGTTTGATCAGTAAGTTTAGAGAAAATCCAATTGAAACTTTATCAAAAGGAATCCCTGCTAATATTATTAGTACTTCAGAAATTATACAGAAAAATAAAGTAATTGCAATTGCAAGTCTTGAAGCAAGATATGGTACTAGAACTTCTAATTCTATGGTACTTAATGCTGAAAAGAATCTTGTCTCTGAATTTATTGATAATCATACAATTAGCAAACAGGTATATGCATTAAACAATGCAAAGAAACTTTCTGATCTTTGGACTACTGATGAATTTAAGCATATGTCTTATATGGATCCTGCTATTAACTCTTACACAAATAGATTAGGAATAATTAGATCATTGTATGACTTAAAGTCTCCTGAGCAATCAAGAAGAACAACAAGATCATTCTTGTTATTTGCAAACTCTGGAACTCAAGTTGAGAATGAAGATGGATTTAATACAACTAGTTTAGATGTAAATAGTAAGATGATTCAGGAAATGCATACTATGTTGAAAGACGGTGTGCAAGAATTTATGAGACATGCTTCTAAGTCATCTTCATTTGGTGCTAGAATTGAAGGAGGAGTTATTGGTCTACCAGGTAAAGAAGGTGGAGACAATAAGCTTTGGGTTGACCTTGACATGTTTGGTAAAGGAACTGCATTTGATTATGCATTAAAGTCTCATTTACTTCCTTACATGGAAGCAGAGGCTGAAAGAATCTACAGATTCAAGATTAACAAAGATGAGTTTAAGAAATATGCTGGCTATAATAGAGTGCTCAGTAGTGGAAAGATGGCTGGTGAAGAATTTACAGCCTTTGATGATGTTATCTCAGATTCATTAAAGAAACAAATCTATGATGCTATTGACTCTGCAGTTAAGAACAAGACTCTATTTAATTTATCTAGTTTCTTAAAACAAGATACTACAGGTGCACTTGGTGTATTAAGAGGAGATGTAAAGAAATATTTTGATGAGCAAACTAAAGAAAATCTTGAGATGCTTCAGGAATCAAAGTATATTTCTCAAGATCTTAAAGATAGAATGAAAATATTTAATCTATCAGATGATCAAGTAGAACAAAAGCTTGTTGAAACATTTACATATAACTCTTGGATACATAACTTTGAAATGGGTATTCTTTTCTATGGTGACTTTGCTCAATACAACCACTACAAAGAAGAGATGCACAAAAGAAATACTGGAGCTACATCCGGGGGCCGTGGGTTTAGATCTGACATAGCAGCAAGAAACTTTGTTAATGGTTACTTAGCTACTACATCTTATGCTAAAAAACAAGGCATTTCTGCTATTGCATATAATGGTACATTCAATACTGCAATTATTCAAGATGTAATTAGAGATTCAGAATATCTTGGACAAATTGAGAAAGGTCTTAGAAAAGACTATGAAAAAAGATATAAGAATGCAGGTGTTCCAAATGCTGAAAAGGTAATTAATGAAAGATTAAAGATAGAACTTAGTAAGTATAAAGGAATGGAAGAAGGAGATGGGCAAGGCTTTATCACCTTTGATGCATATCGGACACTAAGACACCTTGAAAATGCTTGGTCTAATGAGCAAGAAATATTATTTCAAAGAATTGCTAAAGGAGACAATGTAACTACAAGTGAGATTAAAGAACTCTTCCCTGTATACAAAGTACAACACTTTGGTAACTTAGCTAATACTGGTCTTCCAATAAATGCAATGCACAAGTTTGCATTAGCTCCGTTAATTCCTAGTGTTATTGCTGGTTCAGATCTTGAGAATCTTCATAGACAAATGATGACTAAGAATATTCAGTATGTTACATTTCAAACCGGTTCTAAAGTAGGTAGTGTTACATCTGAAGTAAATGATAAAGGTGAAGCAGTAGCTGATAAAATTTATGATGATAAAGATCAAAAGTCTTTAAAAAGAGATATTGCATTTACTCCAAATGTTATTTACCTTGAGAATCTTAAGAATGTAACTAATGTACCTAACAAGTTTAAAAACAAAACTGTGTTCTCAACTCAGTTAAGAAAATTGATCTTGGGAGGTATGTATAGAAATGGTAAGATTATCAATCCTAAAAACTCAGTTGCAGTAAAATCATATGAAGCTGCAGTTGATGCTTATAGTAATATCCTAAAGCTTGAATTACTTCATGAAATTGGATATGAATATAATCCAAAAACTAAAAAGTATACTGGAAACATACAAGACTTCTTAGAGGTTGTTCAAAGAGAACTTGAAAGAAAAGATCTTCCTGAGCATTTAATACAAATGGTAGGGCTCAATAGAGATAAGTCTATTAAGACTGATTTGTCTCTGCACCTTAAAGCTGATGATATTGAAAAGATTCTTGTTTCTCTTGTAGAAAAAAGATTGATCAAACAAAAAGTAAAAGGTGAAGCATTAGTTCAAGTTGCTAGTTCTATGTCCAATGGAATGTGGGATAACAAACTTAAGAAAGCTACTAATGCAGATATATTAAAGTACATGGGTACTAATAATTTGCCTTTCTATAATAATGATACAGCTGATGGTAAGACTGCAGCAATGAAAGTTGCTGTTGCACTTCAAGGAGACTTTGCTAACTTGCTTAAACTTAACCACTTAGATGGTGAAGTAATTGGTACAAGACAAAGACTTAATGAAATGATTAAGGATGACAAGTGGATGGATTTAGATAACAACCGTAAAGCAGTAACAATATCTGCAGTACGTATCCCAGTTCAGGGTATTAACTCAATGGAATTCATGGAAATCTATGACTTCTTAGATCCAGCTGCAGGAAATATTATTATTCCACCATCAGAAATTGTTGCTAAGTCAGGAGCCGATTATGATGTTGATAAGTTGACAACATTTATGCCTAGCATAGATAGTAATGGTCAATATGTTGAAACAGGATTGACTAATGATGAAGTTCTTAAAAAAGTAAATGAATTATCTGGAAATGAAAGAGGAAGTAAAGTTGCCAGAGCTTTAATTAAGAAACAGAAAGCAGCTTTAGAAAACAGATTAATTAATACAATCAAAAGCATTCTTGAGTTGCCAGATAATTATGCAGCATTAGTAAGACCAAATGATACATACTTACTTAAAGATGAGATAGCTGATGTAATTCAAGATGATGTTATTGAGTATAACAGATTTAAGAATGTAAACAGTAAGGATTACAGAGTTAATAAGAAAGGTGAAAAAGTAATTAGCCCAACAAGAATTCTTGAGTCACGCTACAACTTACACAAACATGATGTAAACACAATTGCTAAGAGAGTATTAGGTATGATCGCTATAGAAAATGCATTACACCCAATCTTTAATTCAATTGGTGTATCTATGCCTGCAACATATAAAGATTCAATCTTTGATGATTCACTTGGAAGATATGTTGATGGAAAAAATGACTATGATGTAAGACTAATGTTGCCTCATAATAAAACTGATGACGGTAGAGTTTCTCTTTCAGGTACAGATACTGTAGATGGTATGGACAACATTGGTGAATTATTTTCACAAATGATGAATGGTGCTGTGGATGTTGAGAAAGATGCATGGATATTCTTTATCCAGGGTAACTATGAGATTACTCCAATGATTACTTTCTTACTAAAAGCTGGTGTGCCTAAAGAAACTGCAATTCTATTTGCCTCAAATCCAATTGTTAGAGAGTATGCAAAACAACAAAGAATAATTAAAAGTGCATACTCAAAAGTTACAGGAACAATTGCTGAAAATTTTATTCCAACTATGGGTAAATATCAAGCTGCAGTAAATGCTTTAGCAAAGTTTGGAATTAAAGATGGAGCACAGAAAGTAAGTCAGAAAAAATATTATAATGCTGTTACTAAAGCAACTGGTGCTTCAGGTATTTTAAATTCTAAAGGTGAGTTTGATCTTGAATTAATGAAAAAAATCATTAAGAATCCAAATGAACCATCTTTGAGAAATCATATGGAAGCAATGTTCCTTCACTTTATTGAGCTTGAAAAATCTAGCCGTGGATTCACTACACTTAAGTTCTTATCTAATCCAGATACTAAGACTTCTAAAACTTTACAAGAAGTAATAAGAAGAAATATGTCATTAGAGGATGCTAAAGCAATGTCAAAAATTGAAGAAGGCACAGTAGATAAATTAAAAGAAACTGTACTTGGTACTTTCTTTGACAATAAACTAATTAGTGATCTTATTGTTCCATTATTTCCACTTAGAAATAATGATACTGTAACTAACTTTATTTTGAAAACAAGTGCTGAAAGAGCAGGTGCAGTTGCAAAAAGATTTGGAAAAGGTCAGGACGGAACTAGAAGTTTTATTACTCAGTTCAAAAATGCTATTCCAAACTACATCTTCCAGAATTATATGTCCAACTTTGTTGATGAGAATGGTAAACTAACAAGTATGCCTAAGAACTTTAATAAGATGGATGTTGTTAGTAAAGTTGGAGTAAAGAATGGGGCAGAGATCATTAATGGGAAATTGTTTGTAGATGACGCAAGGCTTAGAAAAGAGTATCAAGAAGGTTTGTATTATAGGAACAATACCATGCCTGGTAATTATTCTGAAAGTGGATTAAGAGGACTTGGAGCTTTAGTAATCTTTGAATCAGAAGCTGCCTATTTCAGATATGTATTTGAAAGAGAGAATCAAAGAAATTTATATTCACTTGAGTCTTTATTAAAAAACAAAGACTTTAAAAAAATGCGTGAGTTAACTGCCAATGATAAAGAAGCTTATGAAGCTTACATAAATCAAAGAGCATTAATTAATGCATTCAATAGAGTAGCAATCATGGGTCTTGAGGGCCAGTCATATACAGACATGGTCTTAGATATGATAGAAGAATTCTCTCAACTTAAAGGAAGATACCCAATCTTAAGTCAGTTTACTATACCAAACATTAAGACTGGAGAAAGAGTTTTGACTTTGAATGATAAAGCTATGTTGAAAGATCCTCAGTTAGCAGAGATTTACTTTGAAAATCTGAAAGATTTGGCTGATGAGAATGTAAAGAAAGTTACAGATACTGAAGATAACAAAAGAATCAGTAAACTTTTTGGCCTGCTCCCTATAATGAGCATGTATCAACATGGTATAGGGTACAGTAAGTATGGATTTAATGAAGCACTTCCATATGAAGGCTTTATTGGTGTAATGCAAACTGCATCTGAGATCTTTATGAAGAGTCAGTTAAACAATGATACTCTTGGAAACATCTTTGAGTTAATGCTTGATTCACCTAATAGAGACTTTACTAATTTTGTAAGAGATCCTAAGACATATATTGCTCCTAAACCAGTTGTTCAACCTGTAGAAGAAGAAGTAATCATGGATGCTAATACTCCAATGATTGAAGACATGCTTGCTATGGCTCAGAGTGCTGAAGAAGTTCCTACTCAGAGTGATATAAAAATTCCTAAAGTTGGAGACATTGTTACAATAAGTTTTTATATAAAAGGTGAAGATGTTGATGTAAAAGCAAAAATAGTGAAATTAGAAAACTATCTTGAAGCAAACATTTATAATAAAGGCTTTGAAGTAGATTTAGAAAATATCAAAACTGGTAAAAAATATGAAATATATGTAGATCCTGATGGAATTATTTCTCAATTTCAAGGTGAAAAAGGTTTAAGAATTGGAACTGATAACTATATAAAAGAATTTGATATAGATTTACAAACTAAAACAACAACTACTACTCAACCATCTACTAGTGTTAAAGAAGTTATTCCAACTTATGGAGCTGTGCAAGTTGCAACTAATCCTACAAAAGAGTTTGACAAGTATTTAACTGATGCAATTTCAGATAATATTAAAAATAATGCCTATGTTGAAAACGGTAGTAGCTCAGCTAATTTAATGTTTAGCTATGGATGGCAATGGAAAGGTAACAACTCTAAACAAGTTATTGGAGATAAACTTATTGTACAACCGGCTCAAGTAGATTTTAGTGGTAAAGGAAATCCTGTTGCCGTTAAGTCTAAATATTTTTATGATTCTAAGTATAATGATGGTGCTACAGTGCCAAATATATCAGAACTAGATTTTTTAAAGAAACATATTGAAAAGAATTTAGGTATTGACATGTCTGATTATGACATTGCTTTAAATAATATTTATACGCAGGGAACTAATTTATTCAGACATACTGATATTGATGAATCTAATACTGCAAAAAACTATCCAGTTGTTGTTTATGTTTTAGGAAATGAACATAAAGTAAGAATAGATGACAATGGTGGAGGTGCTGTAAGAGGTATGGGAGAAATGGTTAATCCAAAAACTTTAACATTAAAGAATGGAGATATTTATACATTTGGTATGAATGGTAAAGGTAGATTTGAAGCTGTACATGATGTTATTAGAACAAATAAAACAGATGATACTTTTCCACCAATAACTTTACCTGATGGAAGAACCATAAATAAGTATACAGTTACTTTTACATTCAGAAGAGCCGCTGATTTAGAACCAGGTATGCCAACTACACCCGCTAAGATTACACCTACTCAACAATCTACAGATACTCCTATAACAGAAACAATTACAAACAAAAATACACCTGAAGGTTTACCGGGAATTGATAGAACATCATCTGATTGTCAATAAAATTTAGTATATTTAATTAAAGAAAAGATATGCCTTGTCCAAATAAAATAAGATCAAATTTATTTAATGAAGTTCTTGCAAAAGCTACGCCTGCTAAAAGTATGTCTATAGAAGGTGCAAGAGAATTAGCAAGAACTCTTAATAGAGAGTATGGTGCTAGTGTAGTGACTGTAGAACTAGGTGATGTTATAGAAGTAAATGTATCTATACCAGAATCACTTGTTAATACATACTATGCAAGTGAGTTGGCTATTGAGATGAGAGAACTTGCACAAGCTGAAAAAGAAGCAAGAGCAATGCAGAGAGAAGATGCTGAACGCGCAGGTGTTGAGTATACTGATGATTATCTTAAAGATGAAGACTTAGCAGAAATATTTACTGAAGAACAAGTACAAGCTGCAAGAGATCAAGAGATAGCAATGAAGTTAGGTCAGAAGTTTAAAAATGCTTTTGGTATTGACTACAAAATAGTTTCTCCATCTGAGGCTGCCATTATTCTAAAAGATAGTCCAACTCCATTTACTGTAGGCACTGCAGGTTTCTTTTATGGTAACCAGGTATATTTTGTTAAGGGTTATTTCAACTCAAATTCAGTAATGCATGAATTTAGTCACCCTTTAATTAAAGGTATACAGTATCAGAATCCAAAATTATTTGAAAACTTATATGCTCAGTTAGCTACATCAGCAAATGGTCAAGCAGCAATTCAGTATGTAAAAGATCAGTATCCTGAATTAGAAGAAGGAACAATTAGATTTAAAGAGGAAGCTATTGTTACTGCAATGGAAATGGATGCTCAAATGAAATTGAACAACATCAAATCAGATGACAGTTTATTTAACAAATTTATTCAGAACTTACTCTATGCATTAAAGAAAGTTCTTAAAGCTCTAACAAATAAAGTAAATCTTCAGAAGCTTGATACAACTACAACTCTTGATCAGTTAGTTGATATGATGATTAATGAAGACTTTGTTATTCAGGATCTCAACTTCCAACAAAGTTTATTTGCAGAGTTCAAAAAAGAAACAGATCAGTTCTTAAAAGAATTAGAAGAAGTTACACCAAAGGACTTAATTAAAACTATTGACAAGTTCCATAATGAAATGTCATTCCAGTTGGGCCAGTTAAGAAACTCACCAAAGAAATTAAAAACTGAGTTAGGTAAAGATGGTATTGATCTTATTAAAAACATCAGAGACTATGTTAAAGGATATAAAACATCCGGAGAAGTTAGTGATGAAGAACTTGAAGTACTTATTGAAGCTCTACAAAAAGATGAAAGAGATTTAAGATTGAGATCTCTTGCCTTTATTAACAGTTTAGCTGAGCTTAATGTATTTGCTAGAAGAATAGAAAAGATCATGAATGATCTAAGAACTTCTAAAGCATACCAGACTGAAGAAGGAAACCAAAAAATCCAGTATTACAAACAGTTCATGGAAAGACAGGTTAAATTCTTAAGAGATGTTAGCAAGCAGATTGGTCTTGATCCGTCAAATGAGTTGAGTAAAAAGATTTATTCTATCAAAGGTTTGATGGAAAATAATATTGAGAAAGCAAAAGACATGACATTTGATTATGTTAAAGATTTCTTATTGGATCAGACTCAAGTTATGCAAAGAAATGTTAAAGGGAACTTAGTAGAGAAAATTAATGATCTTTTAAAAATTGATGGTTATAATGAAGCAGATAGTCAAAAAATTGTACAAGAGCTTCTTGATAAACTAGATATTGATAAGCAAAGAAATATTACTGAAGAAACTCTGGGTCTTCCAAATAAAACTCCTAGGTTTAAGTATTACAAAAAAGCAATTCAAAATTATAATGCTAATAAGATTTTAGAAGATACAGTTGATGATTACCTAAGAGGTCATGTTAAAGACCTTGGAATGGCTGGTGCTATGCTAAATCCTCTAGGGAATATTAATGACTTGTTTGGATCCTTTGTTCAATACATGCGTAAGAAAATTGCTGATGCTGAAGTACAAAGTCAGCAAGAACAAATGAGATTTGTACAAAGTCTTGTACCTGATTTGAATGCCCTAGGGTATAATCCAAATGATACTTCACAACTTGCAGACTTAGTTTTGTTTGTTGATAAAGAAGGTATAGTAGATGAGGAAGGAAACTATGAAGAGTATGAAGTATATTCATATATTGATAAGTTCAAGAACTGGAGAGCAGATAAAGCTAAACTTCAGGCAGATTTAAAAAAGGCTAAGATTAAAGGAGATAGAGAAGCCATTAAGGAAGCTATGCAGGCTATGAGAGATTTTGAAAGAGATCACATGGTCCGTAGATACAAAGATAAAGTATTTGATGTACAGAATATCTGGTTACAGGCTAATGTTATCTATGACCCAAGTTCTAAAAAAGATATTGTTATCTCTTCTGACATTGCATTAGATGCATTTACTGAAAAGAAAGAAGCAATTGCTGAGTTAAGTACTTATAACTCTAGTGACTTTACAACTCTTGAGGATTTATTAGAATTTACTCCATCCGCGGCAGCTAAAATAAGATACAATGAGCTATTTAATCTTTATGACAATGATGGTAATTTTAAGCAAGGTGAAGAGTTACAAAGAGTTCTTGTAAGAAGACATCATAGAGAGCAATCTAGAAAGTTCAATGAGTCTGTATCTAATGTTGAAAGATTCCAAAAAGACTTTGACAATTTTGTTAATCAAGAATTGGCAGGGTTAGGTATAACTTATGATAGTGATCCTGCAAGATATGAAGCTGAAGTAAAAAAGTTCCTAGATAAAAACACTAGAATAGCTTATGATGATAGTTACTTCCAAGATAGAAACAGGATCCTTGATAATATTCAGAAGATAAATGATAAAGCAAAAGGAGCTGACATATCTATTAGACTAGCTGCATTATATGAACAACGCTCTCATATAGTTAATAAGGTTACTGATAAAGATGGGGAGCCAAATGGAACTGAACTACCTCTTGATTCACTTAAAAGATTAAAATCTCTTGAAGAAGAAATAGTAGATCTTCAAGATCAGTTTGATAAAAAGACTGGTTTATCTAAAGATGACTCAAGAAAACTTAGATACTATGAAGAGTTTATTATTGGAAAAGGTTTAGCATCAAAGATGACTCCTGAGCAGAAAAAAGAATATGTAAATTTATCTTCTAAAGCTAAAGCATTTGGTTTATCAGATACAGAAATTGCATATTTAAGAAATCAGTTTAGACAGTTGGCAGAAATGACCAATACCTTTGCTACTGATTATTATGTACAAGCCTTTAATACAGCACTTGGTACTAGCGATGTAGCACCAATTACTATTGACACAGCAGATGAGTGGATTAATGGTGATATGGTATTGGCAGCAAAGACTGGTAACTCAAGATTTTCAGAGTGGTTTGATAGAAATCATTATATGAAAAGAGCATACAATCCTAAGACTGAGCAGTATGAAGACATGTACATTAGAACTAAAGCTTGGAGTGTAAGTAGACCATCTGATGAAAAGTACATGAAGAAAACTACTATTATAGATCCATCAACAGGAAAAGAAATTCCAATCAATGGTGTACCCGTAGCTAAGTATTCATATACTAGAATTAAAGATGAGTATAGAACTGGATATAACCCAGTAACTAAGAAAGTAGAACTTGAAGTTGGTGTTCATATTGATAACCGTGGTAATTTTTTACCAAAAGAAGTTGCATTGAATGCTCCTAACTCAAAGTACATGAATGAAAAGTACTATGAAATTAAGAGTAAAGGTGGACCACAATTTCATTTACTAGAAACTCTTAAAAAAGAAAGAATTAAAGCTCAAGAAAATTCACCTTATGCCTCTAGATTATATTTAGACTTTCCAAGATTTAGAATCACTGAAAATTTAGAGTACAAACAATCTGGAAACTTAACAAAAGATATAAAGGATAAGAAGAGTGCAATAGTTGATTCAGCAAAAGCCTTAGTAAAACAAGTAGCTGATGATGCAGAAAGAGGAGCTAATTATATTGATAAATTCTTATTTGTTCCAACTGACTTACAAGGAAATCCAATTTCTAAAGTTCCAGTAAGAGGTTTATATAAACTTGACGTTAATGTAGTTTCTAAAAATGTATTAAAGTCTGAGTTAAATTACATGAACTCATTAGATATCCAGAAGGTATTAATAGAAGCAGAACCAACTGTAAAAGCATTGGTAGATGTACTTGGAGATCCTGAAAATGCTCTAGATAAATTAAATATGGCCAGCTCTACTCTATCTAAAGCGCAAGATAAAGCTGCAGTATTCTTAAAGAGAGAAACAAACAACAGACTTCAAGTTGCAATAGATGTTATGGATAGAACTTTCTATGGTCAGACTGTAAGTGAGTTTCAACAAGAAAATCCTGTCTTCTCAAAGTTTGTAAGAGGTTCTCTAGGTGCTGCATCATTTGCATTCTATAACTTAAATCCAGTATCTACAATAAAGAATAAGTTAGGAATGAACTTTCAGAAAATGATTTTTACATCTGGAGGTAAGTTTATAAGCTTTCCATCTATTGCAAGAGGTAAAGTAAAAGCAACAAAAGTACTATTTGAATATGCTACTAAAGATGCTTATGCAAGAGGAGTTAAAGGTTTAGATATGCAGATAGCAGATGCATTTAATATGGCTCCAGGTAAAGCTAAACAAGAAATTGGTAAATCAGCTACAAATACAACTGTCAAAGAATTATTAGATGGAGCATGGATGTACTCTGATAGAAAGCTTACTGAATTCCAGGGCTCATTAGAGTTAGGATATAGCATGCTTGACTGGCAAATGATAGATCAAATTCAACCAAATGGTGAGGTAACACAAATTAGATATGTAGATGCGTTTGAAACAGATGCTGATGGCATTGCAAAACTTAAAGCAGGAATCAATCCTGAATGGGGTATGAACTATGTTGATCATGTTGTAGAGGCTGGAGATACATTAGCTTCACTTGCTAAAAAATACAACATGACTGTTGAGGAGTTAGCAGCCAAAAATAAAATTGATGCAAAAGCTAGTCTTGAAGAAGATCAATCAATTATTATCTCAAGAAATGAGAAATTTAATATGATAAAACTTAGAATTGCTAGTGCAAACAAAAAGTTAAATGGTACAGTAGAAGCAATTGAATCACCAACTGCTGAGAAGAATTTACTTTATGATGTATTTACTTTCTCAAGAAAGTTTGGTACAGGTATGTTCTTATCTAGATTCCAGACAGATTTGTCTAAAGAAAATAGATTTGGAGAAGTTTGGGATTGGGATTTGAATGAAACAACAAGAGGTAAATATATTACTTTCTTAAGTGGTTTAAATAACTTAATACGTGATGGTAAAAATTACTATCCAACTATGACTGATGATGAAAAGTCAGCATTTAGAGAAGTTATTTTTGAAGGTGTATCTTTATTCCTAATGGGTCTTGCAGTATCATTACTGTTTGGTTTTGATGGGGATGATGAAGACAGATTTAAAAAACTAAAAGAACGTGAAGAAAAATATGGTACAGCAGGTTGGTTAGCTAATCACATGTTGTATCAGTTAATCATGGTTCAAAAAGAAAATAGCACAATGATACCTTTACCTGGTATGGGTGCTGGTGACTGGTTAGACTTTACTAAAACAAGTACTATAGCTATGGGACCAACATTAGAACTTTATCTTAAGATTACAAAAGATATGTACTATATTCTAACAGGAAATGATAAAGCAGTTTATAAACAAGAGGTTGGGCCATATGAATGGCAAGATGAAGGTCACTATAAATTATGGAATCACGTAGGATCAATCTTTGGATTATCTGGTAAAAACTTAAGTCCTTACTGGGCAATTAAGAAGAATGAAATATTTACTAATTTAAAAGGTTAACAATGGCAAAGGCAACAACAACAGCTTCAGCAAGAACTTATTCTAAGCCTAAGATTTCCCGTCCTGGGGTACATGCTAAAACTAAAATTAGCAAGTCTGCAAATTCAAAAAACTATAAGAAGTCTTATAGAGGACAGGGTAGGTAAGAAAAAAAAAGGGGGACTATTACAGTCCCCCTAGCTCTATGTCAAGTAATTGACAAAATAATCTTTTTGTTTCAGCTTCTACAGCTTCTTTTGGCCATTTTTGAATAGTGTCTCCAGAATGAATAGTATCAAATCCAAATACCCACCAATCTTTTGGTGCACGTTTACCATCTCCAAAATCATTATAAGTAATACCACCATTAACATTCAAAGTCTGAACTAAATTTATTAGTTTTGTAACATCATCTCCATGCATAAAGTCTAAATTACCTAGATGCAAAGGATGTGTTGGAGGTATTGCAACATAACCACTACCCCAACCTCTTTCAAAAAATATATCAGCACTTACAGTTGTAGTCATATACTTACGTTTGTTATTTTCAATTACAAACCAAATCATTCTTCATCAATTTCTTCACAACAATCACATTCTTCTTCATCATGAACTCCATATTGATTATCAAACCATTCTCTGGCTTCTTGTTTACTTGGATACTCATGTGAACCTGATTCAATAATTGATTCTGCACCTGCTAGGTATGCTTCAATCATTGATTTACGGAAGGCAATTGGATGCACGTTAGTCAACTTTAATAAATTTTGTTAAGTCAGGTTTGAAGTATCCGGGCCCTTTAAGAATCTTTCCATCTTCTCTCAAGATTGGTTTACCATCTTCACCAAGCTTACTCATGTTACTTGATTGAATCTCATCAAATACATCTTCTATTATATGTTGCATACCATGTCTAAGTATTGTACCACATAAGATGTATAACTGATCTCCTAGAGCATCAGCTATGTCTATTAGAGATTTTTCATCACAAGCATCCAAATACTCATCATTTTCTTCTTGCATTAAAGCATGTCTGAGTTCATACTCATCTGCTTTTAACTTTCTTGGACTAGTACCATCATTTTGTCCAAATGCTTTGTGGAATGCGGCCACTGCTAATAATTGTTTTTTCATAGGTGTAAAGATAAAAAAAAAGGAGAAACAATGTGTCTCTCCTTTAATTGATAACTATTGTATTCCCTGTAACTACAGGCTCATTAGAAGAAGTCTGGGGTGTTATCAACTCCATCATCTTCTAGATCATTAGATCCAAAATCTAAATCAAAATCAGAAGAGTTATCTTCTTTAACTTCAGCTACAGCTTCTTTAAGATCTAAGTCAGCTTCTTGTTGTTCTTCTAAAGGTACAACATATAAAGCTTCTTCAGCTTCAAATAATGCATGTTCTTCTGGTGTTGGTTCCAAAGTAGGAGCAGCAATTGGAATAAGAATTTGATCCATGATCATGTCCTCTTCTTCATCACTAACAAAGTCTTCTACCACAACAGGAACTATAAAAGTATTACCTGCAACATCAGTATAAGTTACTATTTCATCATTAACAAAAGCTGACTTGTCTTCAGTAACTTCTAGAATGATTTCTTCTGACTGGTGCAAATCTATATCAAAATCAGACCCTTCTTGCACCACTATAGGTTCTACTTCTTTTAAAGTAAAATTACCTGCTACATCAGGAGCTACCCAAGTAACTTGAGACATATCAACATCTGAAGCATCAATTTCTGGTGCATTCATCAGAGCATCCATAATTTCTTCAGGTGCTTTAACTCCAGATAATTGAGCCATAGCAAAAGTATCTTCTTCAAGTTCATTTTGAAGTTCAAGTTCTCTAGCATTCATAAAAGTAGTTTCAGCTAAATGAAGTTCAGCTGCTAATTCTTCAGGTTCACCTTCAATCTCAGCTACTCTTTGTGCATACTCTTCATCAGATTCAATATGGATTTGAATTTCTTCAACTTCAGCAATCTGATCAAGTAAGTTAGTCTGATTAGGAATAACATATAAAGGATCTACTTCTTCTTCTACTGGTGCACTAATAGCTATAACTGGTGCAATAACTGGTTGAGGTGGTGCATTAAAGTTACCCACAGTACTAATAAAGTAATGTAAGATTCTTTGATCTTCCATCCAGGTACGCGGGTGAGAATGCTGTAAGGCAATAGTCACATAATTGTAGAAAGCCCAAAGACTGTTACTATCTTCATATACATGACTTGGTCTATCCATTTGACTACGGATGATACTTGCCTGCTCAGTAGTAAGAATCTGATATTCAGCAAAAAGGATACCCAATAACTGAGCTTGCTTTCTTTTATTCAAACTAATACCAGTCATTATAGCTTTGTCAGCTACAAGTTGATTATAATACATGTGAGCATTAGCTACTTGGTCATCAATAGTTGCTGTAGTTTCTACATCTGCAGTACCTACATGTTTTCTTGTCCAAGTTCCAATATCTCCGGATGTCATAACAGTTCCTGTCTGGTTGATATAAGCACCAATCAAACATTTAAACTTAACTTGTTTGTTGTAACTATTAGTCCAAGCAAACATCATTGATAGATCAGGATCATTGTTGTATTGTAACTTATAAATCCCTTGAGCAATTTGCCCGTCAGCAGTACATCTGTACTCTTCTTCTGTAATCACAAAGCCAGCATTTGCTAAAGCTTGAAATGAATGATCAATAACAAACTGGTGAGTAATTACAGTGTAACTAGCAGCATGTTGTGGTAAAGGCACACTAATTAAGTGAGCTCTTGTACATTCTTGAATTTTCTTTGGCATATTAAAATAAACTTAATTGGTTTCTATTAGGCTCTAAAGAGTTAATCTCTTTCCTAATTTTTTGTAAATAAAAATCATAATTAATGTTGTAATCAGAAAAAGGTCTTTCTTCATGATCAATATAAACTGTTTGCATCCACGGACCAGATTCAATCTGAATTTCCCTGCCATCTAGCAAGTTAGTTTTAATAATCTTTGACCCAGCGTTAGATATAAAATATCTAAGTGTATTTTGTATAGGTATTGCTGTATAGGAACCTCCTATTTTTGGTGCTATATACATAAATATTCCATTAGTAGTTCCACCATTATTAGCTTCTTTATAATCAGAATCACTTCTTACCCAGTTATCATCTGACCAAGATTGTTCATAGCCATTTGCTAATAAATAATCTTTTTGTTGTTGAAGAGTATACTTAAGATATTCAGGATCTATTTCTGGTTTAATTAAATGTTCTACAAATTTCCAATCTCCTTTAATCTTGACACCACCACAAAAATCAAATATATTTGTGTTAGCTTTAACAAAGTCTTCTGGTTTTATACCTTCTACAAAATATGCATGCAAAGCTTTAGGTATAATTAAGAAGCTCTTGTTTTTATGAAGAGCTAAATTATCAAACTCAAATCTACCTTTACATTTAGACTTTCCATCTTCAGTAACAGCAATATAATTATTCACATCACCAAGAATAATCTTAGAATATGTATCATGCTCAAGCTGGAGATTAGTAATCTTTTCCCAACGTGCACAGATATCCATGTACTGAGCAACATATTTTCTTGGAATTAGTGTCTCAACACCATCTGTATTTTGCATAAGTGGAATAGCTCCAGGAATCTCTTCACAAATCATTTCATACAACATTGACAAAGTAAGCTGCCCATTAATTGTAATTCTCATTGTAAATTCAGGATCATATAGGAAACTATTTTCATCATTACTTAACCCATAGGTTGAGTTTAAAATAATCTTGTACACATAATTCTTGGGATCTTTCTTAGGAATCTTCTTTCTTTCTTCAAAAAACCATTCATACAGATTACAAAACTCTTCTTGTGGCAAATGACCCGGAGCCCACCCATTTCTAATTGCTAGATTTGGATAGAATGATGTAACATCACTTGTCATAATGACCATGTCAGAATCAGATTCATAAAGTCTACTATCTCTTGCTCCATGAATACCACCTAGACCATAATCAGTCTTTACTCCGTGATACTGTACAGAATACTTAAACCCTCCCTTAGTTTCACCAGGATAGATAATTACTTCTTGAAATTTCTTAAGTAAGTTTTCAAAAGTAGCAGTACTAAACTTTATATAAGGCAAGATAATGTCTTTTACAACAATCCTTTCTCTATAAGTCCTCATCTGTTTGAGATCATATTTCTTAATCCCAGTTTCTTTACTTAAGAAATGAAGAAACAATTCTTTAGATATCCTTGGCTCAGAAGCAGAGAACAAATCAATATTATATTCTTCAGTTAAAGTCTTTCTTAAAGAAATTTGTTCTTTACTCAAGAACATAATTTGCTTAGTAGACTTAACATCATTAATACAATACTTGATGATCTCAGGAATCTGATCAGCTCTAATGTCAGAACTATGATGGATAGGCATGTCAATGATATTCTTCCAATCCATGCTAAACTGAATCCACTTTAATGAACTTCTCTTAGCCGGATTATCCCAGTGATTAAGCTTAAATACATCTACCTGTCTGATCTGGAGATCTCTTGGACTAAATTCTAGAAACTCTCCTTCATTTTGTCTTCTAATAATATCCTGAACCTTACCATAGATAAACTCAGCAATTTCATCACCATCCATTTCCATCAACTGTTCCTTGTTCCGTAGAACATGTTCAGTTACCTGACTATCAAATCCAAGTCCGTTATAGCTTACATGCCATTCATTCATAGCAATATTCCTTTCAAGGAAACCTACCAATTCAATAATCTGATTTTTACTTTTGTGGATTACAAAAATTTCTTGTTCTTCAGATTGAACTTCCTCAAACACTGCTAAAAAACAGTTGCTTAAAGTTTCATAATCCATCACGTAATGTTTTCTCATAGACTAGTTCAGTTAAGCTGTTCCCCCTTTTAATTAATAAAAAAGAGGGAGTGCCTGTAGCTCACTCCCTCTCTGTGTAAAACAAAAGACTAATTACTTAGTCTCCTTCTTTACCTTTTCTGCCAAGGTAGTAGCAGTAAAGAATTTTTTATAGTCAAATGTTTTAGCATTAATTGCAAACAAGTTAACTAACTCATGCACTGCTGCCATATCTTCAACATAAAACTCTTGGAAAGTTTCAATCTTTGCTCTCTCTTCTCTAACTTGTCTACCATTAGGTCTTTGAACTTTAGTTGCCATTGGATCACCATTGTCATCTAATCTAGGCAACATGTGCAAAGTTGTCTTAGTAATTTTAGAGATTATCACAAATACTTTAGTATCTGGATCCATAATACATTCTACGTAAGGACATATGTCTGAAGTAGGAATCATTCTGAAAGTTTGCTTGTCATTCCAAGTTGCTTGGACAAGCATCATAGTGTTTTCACTCATTTTATTGGTTTTTAATTTCTACAAAGTTAACCTAGAATTTTTAATTTCTGCAAATCTGCAACCTCAATCAACAAATTTTCTCTTTCCATATGAGGTTTATCACAGAGCTCACCAACAAATTTAAGTAATTCTACTTCAACATTTAGGATTTTTGCATACTGTTCAAAGAATTTCTCAGGAAACAAATAGCTATTGACATATATGTGATTTGCACTATTGTCATCAAAATAATTCAGAATCTTGCGCTTTAATACTTGGTTCATTCTGCTGTATTTACCATCAACAAAATAAAACCAATCTTCACTGAAATCAGAAAAGTCAAATATAAATATACTAGTAGAACTATCTACTTTAATATAATCTACAAGTCTATTGTTCTTGAGTAGAATATTCTTCTCAAACTCAATATACTCTGGATCATTCTTAGTATGATATACACAGACTAATTTCATATCCTCGGTGGTATAGTTCTCATCCCAAGAAACATAAGTTTCTGTTGGAACGGCACATGACCCCCTTTTTATTTCCAAGAGCGGATATAAGAATATCTTGGACTTTTGAAAGTATTTCCTATAAAGCGCATTCAATGCCATAAGTTTACAATTTTACATTACCAATTGCAAGCTCATAAGGCAAGTCATATCTTCTGTTTTCATAGTGCCACTTGATCTGAGGTACTATGTCTGTTTCAAATTTTTCTTGCCATAAAGCAAGCGTTTCTAAAGATACTTGATAAGGGTATACTTGGTTATACTTGTCTACAACAATAAATGTTACTTGCACTGTCCAGTTATGAGCATCTTCACTAGCAACGTACTTCTGAAGAGCAAGCTTAACATAAATCACTGCCTGAATCCAATACCGGTAATATTCTACAGCATCTTTAAAATCCTGTATAGGTTTACCAGTTGTCTTCAAATCATTGACAAATAAAGTCTTAGATGCATTGTCTACTACAATATTATCCAAGACACCTTTAATACCAAATGGTAAATCTCCAATACTTCCGGACAGTAGCAACTCATTGTGCACTTCAGTATCTGGATCTCTATCATCTAAATCAAGCTGTAATAGAGACATTACATCTCTGTTTTGTTTTAGTATTTGAACAGACTGTCTGCAGCCATCCAGAATTATCTGATCAATTACTGTTTTTTCAGAACTTACTTTCAGAAACTTAAAATATTCTTTGTTTTCTTCTGTCAGGATTTTTTCTATCCTCTGTTGATCAGTCTTTAATGCTTGGTGCAGATTCATTGCAAGAAGTTGTGTAAGAATCTCTGGCATGTAATCTTCTAGTAATAAAGTATTATTTCCAAGAGTCATATGATACTTGAAAATATTATCTACTACTGTTTTGTTATTTCCACTAGGGAGTTTACCTGGTAGCACTACAAAATCATTTTCAAACTTACTTGGTTCTAATAAAAGACAATGCAGAACACGCCCTGCTACCAGATGCGCGTCTGTACTATCCTCTCTTTGATTAAGAATGTAATGATTATAAAATGCTATAGGAGAAAATAATAGCTTGTTAATTCCACTATAACTAAAGTAAAACTTTTGCTTGTAGAATAATTCTAGTTCATCAGAACCAGTCAAAGTCATCTGACTCATTTGCTTGTGTTATTTGATTGTTATTTGATTGGGTATCTAAAGCTAATGGAGTTTCTATAACTTCTTTAATTATTTCTTCATCATTAGAATCATTAGAATCTAAAATGTTCTTAAGCTCAGTTAAATGTTCCTTAGCTTCTAAAGCAATTAACTCTTCCTTAAGTTCATTACGTTCAATTCTAGTAAATGCTTCTGAGATATCTTCATCAGAAATCTCAAGCACCTCTTCTTCAACTTCAGGAAGAGTTTCCTCAAATTCAGATTGCATTTGATATGAATAATTAACATTCATTTCTGCAAGAAGTTCTGGAGCTAAAGTAATGTGCTTCATTTTAAAGGTTGAAGTATCTCCTTTTTGTGCAACATCATCACCAATATAACTTAACAAAGTGTTTAGTTTATCAGAAGTAAGTTGACCCTTTTCTTTAAGAACACTGATTGAGTGATCAGAACCAATCTGAGGATTAGAATGAGTAAGTCCTAACCAACCCAATAAAGATTTAAAGTTAACATGAGTTTTAGTGTGGCTATTATAAAATACATCTCCATGATAATAGAAAAGAATTATCAAATGAACTAGACTTGCACTGTATTTACAGTTTGCCATAATTTCCATAGCCAATACTGTATTGTCATTATCAGAACTCTCTAGCATTATCTTTAGTTGGTTATAAACAGTATGATCAATAACGGCAGCTTCATCACCATTTAACTGGTCAATGATTGTTGACTCATCATATACAGAAGCTTGATTTGCAAGATCAACAATTACTTTGAAATCCTCAAGAACAGAAGTTATTTTTTCTTGTTTTGGTTCACGGTTGTATTTATAAACATACTTCATGATAAGTCTAGAAGTTGGTCTATCAACAAATACACACTTTTCTGTATAAAATTCTAGTGCATCAACAATCTTTTGATAATGGTGATCATCCAAAGAATCTTGAAAATTACTAAATTCTGTCAATGCTATAAAATCAGATGTTTTAATTTTGAAGGCCCAAGTTGATGTTACAACTTTATTTAAGGTATTATTATTTGCAATAAACACATTTGCTTTTGCGGGATCTCTTACTGTTCTTATACCAGATTCATCACAAAGATTTTTAAATTTATTTCTTGGAACATGTACACCGGGTAAGAAAAATACCTTATCTCCATTTGTTGGAACATAATCTGATTTAGAAATAGGCAAGATAAGATCTTTATCATTACCAATTTCTCCAAGAAGAACAGATATACTATAACTAGTTTCACTTCCCATGTCACTAAAGTCATCACACCAGTAACCTAAGTCTGAGCTAAAGTTTAAAATTGTTTTACTCATATTTAAAAAATAAAAGAAAGGGGTCATTACACCCCTCTCAAGTTTGTATTGAGTTGAAAAATGGTTTATTAATTTGGAAAAGCTTGAGGCTTCACTTACTTAACAGCCATCTTTACAACATTAGCATTTAGCATTAGCTTACTAAATTTAAGCTTGTTTCCATTAACAATCTCCTTGATCATTAAGTATCTCACATCATCATTAAATGCAGCACAATCTGTTGTTAGTTTAATCAAACGGTTAGCAATTGAATCAGTTACTGTATTACTCTCAGCATGTAGCAAAGAATAATTTATCACACGTGTAGCAATTACACTTGAGATATCAGCTCTAAAGTCATCATCTTCACCAACAGCATTCTTCAAGGCTCCCATCACATATGCTTCATCTTTAGTCAAGATATCTTCCGGGGAAATAATCTTGTCTAATTTATTATTAATGAACATAGTAAACATGGAACTAAAGTCTACTCCTACTGAGCCTTCACCAATCATTTGAATAAGAGGCAACTTATCCTCAAACTTAGGAATAGAACTAATCCCGTTGAAGAAAGTTGTAATTGCTCTTGGATTCACGCTTTGGTTTACTAGCTCAGGGTGCATTAGCATAAAGTTAATACATCTACCATCAATAGCAGTTGTCTCAGCCCACTTTGCCCATACATCTTTATCAAATTTTAGACCCACAGAAATAAATCTTGTCTTTTGAGCTACATCCAAGCTAGTCACATTATAGTCACCATTGTCTGGATTAGTAGTCAAGATTACATGCCAGTTCTTTGGAAGTTTCCATGATACATATTCTTGTCTGTCTAAGATCTCCATGGTAGCTTGCATAAATCTATGGTCAGCTCTAGTATAATCATCAAGAATCAAGAAGCCACCTTCACCTTTACCCTGAATCCATTCAGGAGCAGCATGTGACATACGTTTTGCAACAACTTTGTATCCTTTCTTTACAGCTGCATCAATCTGAGCTTCATTTATCCAGGTAGTTTTACCTTCAGCATTTTGTATTTCAAATTCCTTTACAGGAAAACCCACTAAGTCACCTAATTCTTCTAACTGAGATAGATTAAGCTTTACAACTTGCATGCTCATCTCTTTACCCAACTGCATAATAGCTGAAGTTTTACCAAGTCCGGCATCACCTTCAATATTAATTGCTACAGGAACTTTTCCTTCTTTCTGAATATGTTGGTTATTATTAACCATGTGTTTGATGAAATCTTTTAACTCATCAACATTTAACAAAACTTGTGAATTCTCTACTTTTTTTCTTGACATTGCTTTAATTTTTAAAGTTCTAATTTGATAATTCTTCCAGGAAGATCTTCATTCATACTTGATCTTTCAGATAACACCCACAATGTTGGACCTTTTGGTAAGACACTTGCGCTGCATTCACCATCTGTAAAATATACAAGACTGGTATATAATTTATTGTTTTCATTAAAATATTCAATGACAGGATCAAATTGAGTCCCACCTCTACCTTGTACTTTTAAATCAAGTTCTCCTCTGTAAGGATCAATTGATTTAATTTGTGTATCACATTGTATCACTGTAATATCAACACCAGCTTTATAAATATGATGCATTTCATTCATAAACTCTGCAAGTTCAGTATCACTTACAGAAGCTGAAGTATCAATGGCCAACAACATGTGTTGTTTCATTTTTATTTTAAGACCAGGATTATCAGAGAATCTTCTATTCTCTTTTCTCCGGATCTTTTTAGTGAACACTCTAGTGCTAACACCAGTAAATCTTCTAATATAACCCCGCCAGTCAAATTTTGGTGGAACTACTTCATCAATTTCTATCAGTCCTTCAATTTCTCCAGGAACAGTTCCATGTTTCTTAATAGTCTGCTCTTTAGCATCAGATAGAAGTTTTTGTACTTGCTTATCTAATAACTTTTGCTCAGCTTCACTAAGATTATCAAACTCTTCCCATGTTCCATGATCTGGAGTATTACCATCTTGAATATTATCTAGAAGTTGATCAAGATGAGGATTACTACAAGTGCCGTTTTTATCTTTTTCATCTTGTGCTTCTTTCAACTTATCATAATAGTATCTAGAGCCTGCTTTTGCATCCCAACCTTTGTCAACGTAATCTTCAAAGATAATACCTCTAGGAGGAATAGCATCATATTCAGCTTTAGATTGCTCTTCAGTCATAGATCCATCTTCTAGACCTTGTTTTACTTTAGCTTTTACAGCATCAACTAACTGTTGATACTGATCAGCATTCATATCATCTCCAGGAAGCCAACCATTTTCAATATATTGGTTAAGTTCCATGTCCATAGCAACATTTGCTCTTTTCTTATCAGAAAATTTAAAATACATGCTAAGGTGCCCAAAGGCTATATGTAATAATTCATGTTTTAAGATACCAAGCTTATGTAAATCAGGTAATTTATCCCAGAACTCCTCATTGATTTCTAGTTGATAATTTATACCCATTTTACTTACGCCAGCCGTTGGTACTCTTTTGCTCCAAAACTTATTCAACATAATGAGAAAGATACCATAATAAGGCTCTTTCAACATCAAGTCTTTAGTTGCTTTGCTTAATGATTCATTTCTTGTCATTCTTTTAGTTCAATATTAATGTTAAACTTATCAGCCGGATAGCCTAGTTGTCCTAAAAATCCTACCATATCTACAACAAAATATTCTAGATACAATTCCATTGAAGCTTTACTAGCTTTTTTTTCTGTCATTATAGACAAACATTTACCGCTTGTTAAAGCTACTGCACTTGAAGAATCTACATGTTTATTAATAATAAGCCATGCTTTTGAACAGTGCTTTTCCCATTCACTTACAGGTAATTTTGCGTACTTATATAGTACTAGTAACTCACCCAAATACTCTTTCAGATCTGCATTTTTCAGAGCTTCAAATGCTACAGTATGATTTTCTTTATCTGTAGATTTTAGCATTCCTAATAAATTCTTTGTTTCTTCTTTGTCAAACTTTACTTTACTCATAATTCTTCAGTTTTTAATCCTTCTTCATCTAAATAATCTAATTCCATTAATTCACCATTTAAGTCCATCATAATCATGTATGCAGGATTATCTGTATCAACAGCATCCATGTCATAATTACTTTCTAAAAGTTCTATAGCTTCATTAATTAAAGCTTCTACTTTTTCTCTAATTTGTTTTACTCTTTCCATTAGTCTTTAATTTTAAATGTTTTTTTTAAAACTTACTTTTATAAAATACTTTACTGCATTCCAAAAAGATTTAGGAAAATAAATATTATATAAGTAAATAGTTCTAGGAGCTACAATAAACCCTTTCTTTAGTTTTTGTCCATCTAACCAGTGGTTGTCTTTATAAATCCAACACAACCAATACTTTTTACTTTTTAATATTACTCTACCTTGTACAGGATACTTTTGAGCATCTTCTCTTTTTACACCTCTATAGTCATAAAATGTTCTCATACTTTTGCTTTTTGTATAAAATGTTTTGCTACTTCAGGAATGTGTTTCTTATAGTAAGGTTGTTCAGACTTACACCATTGTTTCACCTGATCTTTTGTTTCAAATTTTTGATAAGAAAATGTTACTTCCAACTCATTAATGAAGTCTTGAACTGTCCAACCTTCCCATATGTGCCTATTATTTTCCATTAGTCTTTTGTTTTAATATGATTTACCTGTTTCTTTTTCATACTTCATTTGCCACTCAGATGCTTTTGCTAAATCAAAATTATGATGATAAAAATCTGCTGCAAGCATTAAAAGTGTTGAATCATACATGTCTTTTGTTACATACATTTTAGTCCAAATAGCTTCTATATTTTCTAAACTTTTTCTAACATCATGACCTTCATTAATCCATTTTTCATATATGCCATAAAGACCATGAAAATCTACAGGAAAAGTCATAATAAAAGCATAAGTGTCTTTATTATAATTAGTGTTTTCTTTTACAAAAATTGGTACTTCTCCAAGAGGTTTTTGCCAACCTAATTCTGTCATTATAATGTCAATCTTAGGTGTATCATACACTTTTTGTGTAAATGCATTTTCTTCCATTAGTCTTCAATTTTTAAGGTTTATAATCAATTTTTATTTCTAAAAATAACCATACATAACTAGCATGCATTCCTTTTGATTTTTTTGGAATTAATTTCCATTCCAATAAATTAATTTTTAATGTTATTTGTTTCATCAGTCTTCTATTTTTAGTGTTTTAATCATCCATTCTGTGGGTGTATTTATATTATCAACCCACTCTTTAGCAGTAGGAATGTAATTATTACAATCCTCTTTTACATGTTGTTCTCCAATATATCTGACATATACATCTTTACCATCACAGTTAGTAATAGTCATACCAAATCTTTTTTCACATTCAAAGATACCTTCACTGTGGTGACGGAACATTCTATGTTTACTGTGTCCAATCCATGCTTTAGTTTCATCAAACCATTTATGAATCTCTATATAATCTATTGCTGAACCACCAAACTTTCTAGCTGATGATATAGCATGTTGCCAAGGATGTGCCATTACTTCTTTTTTAAATGTTCAATTACTCTTTCCCAATAAGATCTAGCTTTCATTCTACCATCTTTATATGGTGCTAAAGCAAGAGTTGCTATTGCAGACTTTAATGACTCTTCTTTAGCATTTTCAATTCCATGAAGTTTTACAGCATACTGATAAATGTGTTCTGCTTTTTCTTTCTCAAACATCACTTCTCTTATCTAATAAACTACCTTTATGAAAAAATTCTTCATAATCAATAATTCTTACATTACTATTTATAATATATTTTCCTGAAGGAATACATATACATAATTCTCCAAAACCACCTTCATTATTCCACCAATCTTCTATATTATTAAGAATTTTTCCTTGTGCAAAATCTTCAATTAAAGAATAAGCACTTGAGTCTAATTCAGCTAAATTATAATCATTATCCCAGTCATCAATATTATTATTTACATCTTGTGGAGTATCACATTTTTCTTTTGTATATCCAATCCATTCTATGGCACCGTCATCTCCACCACCATCATATTTTACCTTAATTCCGGTAACACTAAGATCAGCCAACTTAAGAAGAAGGCCTGTTATTTCTATTTCTGTCATAATTATTTTGTTTTGTAAAACCTACCTAATATGTTTCCATTTAGGAATTCTTCTTTCTCAAGCACTTCATATTTAAATTGGTGCTTTACTTCTTGATAAGTCAATTCCATACCTGTAAAACAGATCATTAGAATTTCCCTTTTGATCATAACACCTGCTTTGTGAGCATCTTTAAGAGTTTTATTACTACTGTAATAATTCATAAAGTCAGGTTTTATCTCTCTAGTATACTTTTTTAGTCTTTTGTCTGTAGTCAAGGCTAAAGCTTTCTTACCTAAAGGTTTCTTTTTATTGGTAAAGAAATTTTTCTTACCAATGTATGCAACAAACTTACCATCAATGATAGTAGTCATAATATAGATGAATCCAATACCATGTTGTGGTATACAGAACTCATCAAACTCTTTACCTTTGTATATCCAACTCATGCTACTTATGTTTATATCTTTTCATATCCCAATCTGCAATAGTACTTACCATTGTAGCTAATACTTGTATAGCTTCTTCTACAGATCTACTTTCAAAACTTAATCTTGCTTTTGTTACTTTATGTTTAAAAACATAATCATACATTGGATTTTTCATATTACTTGTTTAATTAAAGGAAACAATTGTTCTCTTACAGCTTCAATTCCATGATCTCTTACAGAATCAGAAAGATCCTTAGACATATGCAGATTAATATAATCTAAATCATATCTAGTTTTATATTTCTTAGCAGCTTCCAAACCAGGTTCATCATTATCAAACATAATAATAATTTTCTTGTATTTATCTTTTGCTTTTTTTATAAAACTTTCAGGAATCATACTGTTCTCACTGTCTGGAGCAACCGCTTCAATGTTGTTAATACCAAGCCTAGTAAATGCCATAACATCCTTAAGAGAAGAAAGAATAATAAGATACTTAGAATCTATCAGTTGTTCAGAGCCTTGAATGTAGTCTTTTACTTTAACAAACTTCTTATCTCTTTGCTTAGGTTGATAGATTTTATAGAGAGTACCATCTTCTTTGAAGTAGCCATAGATAAAGTTTACATCAATCTTTATGTCAAAGATAAGACCTACTTCATCTATTTTTCTCATAGTATAATACTGTAAAGGAACTATATTATACCTGTCCAAAGTTTTAGAACCAATTTGAAAACTCATCCAGAATCTTTGATCAAACACATTCCAGTGTCTCATCTCAAAATCATGAACTTGATATTTTCCATGGGCTGTATACTCTTTAACTGCACTATATTCATTATCTAGAATAAAAGTGTTATAATCATTTAAAATTTTGTTACTTGCTGCACCTCTAGAAAGTAGATTGAACATGCTCTGTACAAGACTTAATCCATCACCACAGTTACCAGATGAAAAATCCTTGAATCTATAGATTCCTCTATCATCTAAATAAACACACAGGGATGGTGTTTTTTCACTAAGATTGAATATAGACTTAATTTTTACACTTTGTCCACTTAATCTTTCTGTAAGTCCTAAGTAATGTTCAAATACCCATTCTCTTGGTACCTCAAATATTTCAGAAACCAAATTTTTTGTTGAAATCATAGCACCACTTTAAAAATAAAAGGGGAAGCACATGACTCCCCCTTTAAACTTATTAGTCTAATGAGAAGTCAGATGAAGACTTTGAAGAAACATTAAAGTCTCCTACACTATTATCTTCATCACCAAAGTTTTTAACTTCAGCTGTTTCTACTTTTTTCAAATGAGTTGCCTCATTATAAACAAGAACTTTACCTGCTTCTATGTCTCCATAGGCATATTTGTTCTTTTCTCCTTTTGGAAGATACATGTCATAGTTAGTGTATCCTGTTTTACCAACATACTCTTTACCAGCAACACAGAATTCAAGATATTTATCTTTGAATGGAGCTGTCTTGTTAAATGCAATAATTAAATCTTCAATAGTTTCATGAAGATTATCCTGAGCAACAAACCAGTCATTGATTCCAGCAGTTTTACAAAGATTTTGTAAAAAGATCATCATGGATCTGTCTCTTTGTATCTTTTGACCAGATTTGGTTTCACCATCTGCATATGCATATTGGCTTGCTTTTACTCTACCAATTTGACCAGCATAGTGTCCTTTACTTGCATCATCTTTGTCAAGCATAAATCCTTCAAAACCATCAATTGGTTCTGTCTCAAGATGAAGAATCATATGTTTTGCTCCATCAATGAATTTAAAATCTTCTAGCTCAATGCTATTAATTTTTAATACATGGTTACCTGGTGCAATTGTCTTAGGCATTCCTGAGCCCGTTGCTAAGTCTGTTGTACTTAATCCCATTTTGTTTTTGTTTTTTTTGTTATTAATATTAAATGTAAATTTTGTCCCAGTAAGTTTTTAACTCACCATCAATCATTTCAGAAACTACTATTTCTTCATTTCTTAAGTGCTCTGGTCTTGCACCACATGTAACCTCCTCATTAGTTTTAAAATTAATGTAAGTTTTGTCACCTTTTCTATACATATAACCAATGGCATCTGCATTAGCACATATCAAGGACTTGATTTTACCTGTCAAATCAATATTTGCAGATAATACCATATCACCTTTATCATTTACTTGAGCATCTTTAATATGACCAGATAAAATAATGTGGGGAGCTAAGGTATCAATAAAATCTAATACTTGAAAGAATGCTTGACGGATATACAAATAACCAGCACCATTAGGTAAAGTTATCACACTGTCTCCATCAAAGTTTTTACCCATTGAAGTTGCACGGTAAAGTTTAATAGCAAGTGGCATAACCATTTCTTCTAATGCAGTCACTGTATCTATAGTAACATACTTATATGGTCTACCTTCATCTCTAATAGCTTTACCAGCCTCTTGTAATTCTTTAAGACTGTTTACTTTAATTTTAAGAGCATCAACATAGTCTGAACCATTCTCAAGATCTATTATCAAATTATTCTCAAGACCAGCAAAAGCTGTTGTCTTACCAGTTTTTGGTTTTGAATAAATGATTAATCTCTTGGGGTTAACTCTGTCTGCTTTAACTTTTTTAGTTGGCAATACTATACTCATATCAATTTTATTTTAGATAATGCTACTGCTAATTTATCAAAGTCAGTAGAAATTCTTCTACATATTTCCATAATTGAGTCATCTTTACTAGATGTTTCAACTATAGGTTTGCTCTCTAGATCAAATGATGGCACCTCATCTTCTTTTTTAGGATACTGTTCCTCAAAATCTGGGAAAAGACTTGGAGTTAGAGTTTTCTGAAGTCTTGGTAAACCTTCTTCTGCTTCAGGTTCTGCACTCTTTCTTTTCTCATAAAGAGCATGTGTAATCTCAGTTCCATCTTTTAGAACAGCTAGCAACTCATTTACCGGAACAGTATAAGTAAAATAGGGCTCACCTTGAGAGTTTGTACTCTCTTTTTTCTCATACTCTTCAGCAAAATACTTGTTGAGCTTATACTTAAATAACTGTCTATCAGCATTCATTGGTTTAATATCAACAACTTTGTTGTTCATGTCATTTACATTATCATAGAACTCTACATAGATGTCCTGATCTTTTTCAAGCTCCCACTGAAAAAACTGCACTTGTCTTCCATACTTACCTTTCTGGAAAAATGCTGTCTTAATAGTAAAGAAAGGATCAGGTAATCCCAGTTTTCTAAATGTCTCAATGTGATCCACAAAGAATTCATTTTCTTTTTCTTTTCTAATACTCATTTGCATTGTTTTAATTTAGTCCTAATTTTTTTGTTGCTTGTCCTGGAGGCTCAATCTCTATAATACGCATTATAGTTCTGTCTAGTTTAAAGAAAGCAATTCTAGTAAGGCCGTTTCTAGATTTAAGAAAGTGAAATACCAATGTGTCAGGATCACTAATCAAATATCTTTCAGGTCCATATTGCTTTAATCTACGTACAGAAGGTTTATTAATACCTAGAACTACATCTGCATGTTGCAGTAATGAGTCACTTCCATAGATATCAGAATCTAACACATAATTGCCGTAACTACCTTCTTCTTGTCTCTTTATATCATCAATGTTTCTATTTAGTTGGCTCAATACAACAAAGGCAACTGGATATTTCTTTTTCATCATTGTGAGTGCTTCTCCCAATGCTCCAAGCATATCAAATTTATCTTTCTGTCCTTTACCTACTCTAAATAGAGCAGAGTGATCTATTGCAACAAGTACATTAGGAAAGGTGCCATCTTCATTCTTGTGTTTTTTAACATAATAGTCAATGGTGGCACACATTTCATCTACTGTGCAGGCATCATATACCACATCAATGAAGTCATTCTCTTTAGATTTGTTATAGAACTCTACACATTTCCAATAAACTGCTTCATCAACAGGTTCTCCCTTACTCATTAGTGTATTGTAATCAGATCCTACATTCATACTCAGCTTCCTGACACCATTTGTCTCATCAAGCATCTCCATCTGGAACTTCAAGACTCTAAAATCTTGATCTGTATTGTTCTCAATTATGTCTGAGATCAATTGCTCCATAAATAGAGTCTTCCCGGTCCCGGGCCTAGCACCTACTACAGTGATAGTTCTCCACTCCAATCCATCACAGAAGGCATCATTAAATTTTGGCCATGCACTTTTAAGAGATTTAAGCTCACCTTTTCTTCTTGCTCTGATTTTCTGAATTGCTTTTTCTAAAGCATCTCTCTCACTTACTGGTAATAAAGGCTGTGCACCATTGAATAATTCTGCCATACTATTAATTTGGATTAGTTAATACATCTTTTTTTGCTTTGTTATAAAGCCAATGGAATCCTGATATGATACCCTCAATAAATAAATATTGAATAATGGTTATCTTCAAAATAAATAAGTCCACAATGGCAAACCCACATAAACTTCCCAGTATGGCAATTATAATGAGCATAAATTTTTTCATACAACTAATTCTTTAAATGCGTCATAGTTATCATCATCATAACCTGACTGTTTTAGGTCACAGTATGTTGCCAAATCAGAATCAAAAGATTTATCCATATTCTGCTTTCTAACAAAATACTGGGCAGTTCTCATGAATTCATAATTCTTTAAACTGTACTCATCAACATATCTTTCTGTGGCTGAAATAATAGTTTCCCAATCATAGTCATAAGTTTCAAAAAACCATCTAAATGTACTCTCAAGATTCTTAGGATTAACCCGTGCATATTTTCCAGAAGATAACTTTTTATTAGGAAATATGTTAACATATTCCAGTATCTTTTGTGAAAACTCATCACCCATTAAATCTCTTGAAGTTTTTTTCTTACTTTTTCTAAAGAAACTATTAATTTCTTCTATAAAGATATGACTTTTTGCTGTTAATTGCAAATCATCATTAATCCAATTGTCCTTTTGCAGTCTTCTGCTTTCTAATGCAGCATTGACAAATTGATTAGGTACAATCTTCTCTTTTATACAATGTAAAACATAGTATGTGTTTGGGGAAAGGTCTTCTTTTATCAACCTATTAAATATTTCTTCCATCACCACTTAATTGAATAATTCCATTGTTTTTTTGCTAATTCACTAACTTCAACAAATACATTTTTGGAGTCCCATCTTTCTTCTTTATTATAAGCTGCGCTAGCAGGATGACTCACATAAAACTTGTAATTATTATCATTAACACAATCAGCCCATTCTTGAGCTTGTTTACCCATGTAAACATAAATAAGCCCATTATTATTCCATGTCAGATGATCAAATAAATAAGCAATGAAAGGTTTCCATAATGCATAATGCTGTGCAGTCTTACCTATAGTAGTTGTGAGTGCTGTATTGAGCATTAAAATACCTTGATTTGACCATCTAGTTAAATCTACATCTAAACTACCAGGATGTCCATTATAGACAGTTCTATTTATTTCATTTAAGATAAACTTTAAACTAGGTTGTAGTTCACCTGAATTACTACAACTAAATGCAACTCCATCAGCAATTCCAAATTGAGGATAAGGATCTTGTCCAACCATTACAACTTTAAGATCACTATACGGACATTCTTCAAATGCTCTAAACATTTGTTTTAGGGTTGGAGTAAATCTTTTGCCATCTAATGACATTCTAGCAAGTTGACTTATTATATTATCAAAGTCACCACTAAATATAAAAGGTTTAAGAACTCTGCCCCAACCACTAGGTTCTAATCTTTCAAACAATTTTTGTTTAATATCTTCTATGTTTATTTTATTACTCATAATTTGGTATATTTGTTAAAAATTTTAATATGGCAATCAAAGTTAAAGAAATGAAAGATGATGCTGTTATTGATGTAAGAGTCAATAAGACTTATTATCTAATGGTAAAAGCTGTTTCATTTTATCTTTTTACTCAAATTAAAGTAGATGACAAAGAAGCTTATCTTAAAAAAATGGCAACTGATGAATACTCTGATCTTGATGACTTACAGAAATCTTTTTATACAATTACTTTGTTATTAGCTGAGATTGAAAAAATAGTTAATGACCAGAAACTGTATGATGAAAGAGAAGTACTGCAACCAGGAGATGAGGGCTATGTAGCTCCTACCCTAGATTAACATTGAGTTCTCTTCCAATTGCAATACAAGCTTCAATAGCTAACATCAACTCATCTTTGCTGCAATCTGCAAAAGACTTACATTCCAACAGACCGTCTGTTTCATAACAGAGGCCAGATTGTTTTTTAATAAGGAGTTTCATTTCTTCAAAAGTATAACCTGATTCTTTTGCTAGTTCTCTAATACAAGCATGAACTTTTGCAAGTTGTGCTTTACTGTGATCTGTATTAGCAAGATCAATATACATTTCTACTTTTTGACCTTCTGGAATTTTATCCAAAAAGATCTGGTATGCTAACTTACTTTTTTCATCTTCATAAGTTAACTTACCATCTTTTTTTACTAGTTTTCCTGTAAACATTCTTTAACAGATTATATTATTCAATACATTAACAAACTCTAGATAGTGTTGTATTGTTACAATATTAACTGCTGGAATGTCCCAGCATTTAAGCTCCCAATAATTTTCTTTGGCATCAATACTGTCTATGCTATGTAATACTACATTTTCACAAAGTTCTTTTTGATAGTAGTAGTAATCATAACCATTTTGACTATCTACATTATATACATCAATTTTTTCAAAACCTAAATCAATAAGATCTTCTTCTGTCATTTTACTATTTTTTTACAATTTTCATAAATAAGTCATGACTAAGAACTGTAGAAGAATAATCTTTCTTTATCTCATCATAAGCGGGTGCATTTATATTAGCACCAAACTTCTTCATTCTTTCATTTTTTAGATGCTTTATTGCTAAATATGCAATATAAAAATCATCATCATCTGTAGATTCAAGAAGTTTATATAGTCTTTCTTTTTCTTCATTATCAAGCAATCCTAATGTTTTATTAAGATTAACTTCTGCAAAAAAGATAAAGGGTTTGTACTCACCAGCTTTGGTACCTTGACTATAAAGATACCATAAATAATTTATATTACTATCTGATGTTTTACTGAGTTCATGATGATCATTACAGATTTCTAAGATTATTTTTTTTAGTTCAGCTGTATTTTTCATTTTATGATTTAATTATTGGTACACAATCTTCTGGACCGGTACAACTACCATCACATACACAGATATAAGCATCTCTTTTATTCATTTCACTTTGATTTTAGGAATAAAGTTAATATAACTCTGTGCTTTTCTTTTACAATTCCATGTAGAAACTAATGCAGGATTATTTTTACTTCTAATATACTTCCATCTTGTATACCATGCTTTCTTGTACATCACCATGTACATACCTTTCTCTTCAACTACTTTATACGTCATAATCTTTAATTTATTACCAAGATGTGGTATTAGTTATACAATAATCATTTCCAGGATGGGCATTCATCCAATCACCTTCTGAAAGGTAAAAAGTTTTATTATTACCTGAGCAATCATTTTTAATTACTACTGAATAGTCAGTAATATTATCACTTTGTATAACTCCACAATTACATGGTGTTACTTCTTTCTCGCATGACATTGCTAATAAAGCAACTGCTATAATCATTATTACTTTTTTCATCTTATTTCTTTTTAAATTGTTCAAACCACATAAATATTTCAGAATCTGGTCTAACATCAGAATTATCATCATACCATTGAATAATGCTAATTAACTTATCTACCTCTTCTTCACTATAACTATTTTCTTGTTGCCATTTAGCACCTTCTATAAAAGCATCTTCATTGTAAGGTTGTTTAACCCAATATCTTTCAGCAGCTTCTTCAAGTGTTTCTTGTTTAGTAAAGTATTTTCTATCTAATACTACTTTAAAAGTTTCACCATTAATACCTGGTAAGTCTTGTTTAGGTTCTTCTTTTTTCTTATTCTTTTTTACTAAGGCATCCCATTCTTCAGGTGTACCATTAAATTGTATATCTCCCATAACTATTTTTTTACAATTTCAATTAACTTTCTCATTTTTCTTCATAATTTTCATCATACTTTTTATTGTCCCAAAAATAATCACACTTACCATCTTCATCAGGCTTAAAATAATTATATGCTTGTAGATCTTTAGAAGGAATAGCTGTGAATCTGTAACACTCTTTTCTTAGAGAACACTCTTGGTTCCCACACATTTCAATATCTGGCATACTATTCTGATTTATTTTTCCATTCTTTCCATGTATCAAAATCTTTGAGTTTTTCAAGGTCTCTTTTCCATTGAGCTTTAAAACTCATTGATATAACCCACATAAAAAAAGTTCCTGTAAATAATCCTAATCCAAAGTCCATACTACTTAATATTTTCTAATGGGTAAGCATTTAAAATTGAATCTTTTTCCACATACGGATAAGAATGATGATTATCTAATGTTTCAAAAGTAGCATGAGATTCTTCACTTGCTTCTTTCAATGCTGCTTCTACATGAAGCTTAGCAAATTCAATCATTGCAGTCTCTATACTACCTAAACAAATTGAATCAGTGTCTAAGTGTAAATGATAATAATCTGTTTCAATTAGTTCTTTTGCTGTTGGTATTATTTTAGTTTCCATACTACTTACGTTTTAAAATTAATTGTAATAAAAATATTGTTCTATTGATTCACCCCAATGCATGGCGTTTGCATATAATTCACATTCATTACCATAAGAGTTAATATATTTAACCTTTAAAAATGATGAAACTTCTTTAAACACAATTTCATTTTTTACACCCCACACTACTTCACCTTCAATTCCTTCATTACCTCTTAAGGATCCAACTAACCTATTATTAAATCTTACCTTAGAACCAACGGGAACATTTAAATATTTATCTTTAACAACTTCTTCCATACTATTTACGTTTTAATTACTTTACAATATCTACATTTTTCTCTTAAACTATTTGGGTCAAATGCAATCCAATAGTGAGTGTGATTACTATACCAAAAATTAAATAACCAATCTGCTATTCTTTTTTTCATACTACTTACGTTTTAAAGTTTACTGCTAAGTCCACCAAATAATATTAGTAGTCCTATTCCTATTATTATTATTATAATAAATGTTACCATCTTATTCTGATTTAAGTTTTAATAGAACTGCTTTATCTAAAGTTTTATCAATTTTCATCTTTAATATATAATTTAACTAATCTATAATTTAATTCGGATGTATGACCATTATCAGCAAACTCATTTGGAACAGATGTATAATACGATTTAGGATATACATTTGAATTCATCCAATCTTTATAATTTTCAAATACTTCTTTCTCTACTTTTATGGAGCTATTAATTGTTAATAAATGTATTATTGTAGAATGGTCTTTACATAAAACTCTTCCAATTTCTGAATAAGAAAGATTATTTTCAAAGAATAATTTTGTAGCAAATATTTTTCTCATTTCAACGATATAACTATTTCTACTCCATCTTACTAGCTTAAAGTATTCATGTATTTCTTTTAATTTTTCTAAAACTAATATCTCCTCTCTAAGAATTTCTATTCTTTCATCATATGATTTATTTAAATATTTTTTTCTTACACCCGTTTTTACATTCTTTTTCATAATATCAACTTATAGGTTTATTTTTCTTGTTTTTGGTCTTGTTATATGTGTTATATCTTTCATCTTATTCTGATTTAAAGGTTATAAAAAGTCTCCAGAATATCCAGAAAAAAGAATACATCAACAAACCTATTATATTGAACATGATATCTTCAGAATCAAAATTACCATGAATTCTCTTTTTAACAAATAGATTTGACAATGATTGTGCAGACTCAATAAATACACCACCAAGAAATAATACCCATGCAACAAGTACATGGTAGAAAACATTCTTCTTTACAAGCAAATAGTTTAATACTAATGCAGCAAAGAAATAAAAGCATAGATGTAGTTCTTTATCATATGCACTAAAGACTCTAGGTAACTTTACCATAAAGCCTATTAAAGATACAGTAGCTAATACAGTTACTATACCTATTTTATGTAATGTTTTTTCATTCATAAGTTTAAGATTTTTTTCTTTGCTCTAGGTAATCAATAATGAATCCTATTGCAACAATTATGTTCATACCTAATGAAGCTAATATCTCATAGATATCCTCATATATATTGCTCATTAGATGAATATGGCCTACCATCCAAAAGGGTATGGACAAGTTCTGGCTTATCCATACCACCAAATATTTAATAAAATGTTTCATATACTAGGTATTTAATTATACCCAATATACCAATGAATGCTAATAAATAAATAGTTATCCAATATGCATTTACTAGTTTTTGTCTAGTTTTCTTTTTCATTATTTTTTACTTTTTTTTCATGAGTCTTTCCATATCTAGCTGAGAACTTTTTTTCAATTTTTTTTAATTTTATAGCCTCACTTGGATTTTCTAATTCATAATTGACTGCTCTAATTTTCTCTTGTTCTTTATCATACTCTTGCCATTCAAAAGCTTCTAGATCTTTCATTCTTTGCAAGTCAGCTATAGTAGCTTCCTCTGGTATATTACCATCATTTGCATGTATCATTTCCATGTAAAATTCTTTCATTCTTCCCATAACTTTATACTTTTTTCTAAAAGAAACTTAATAGTTATTCTAATATCATCATGGCCCAGTATAGATCCTGCTGTTTTTAGTTTATTAAAAAACTTTTGATCTACATCAAGTTCAATTCTTTTCATTCTATGTGGTCTTGATGAATCAATTACATTAAAATCAAATGGAAACATCTGGGCATATACATAAACATTTTGGATGTAAGATTTGTCTTTACAAAACTGCAACACTAGTTTCTTGTTATAATTAACTTTATCTCTCTTGATACCAGTAACTTTTGCTATTGCATGTTCTGTCATCATAAACCTAAAGGCAAGTAAGCCCATTAAATAACTTCTTTGATCAACTAGAACTCTTTGTCTAGAGTTCATTGGAATCTTAGAAAGAGCAGTGATCACATCATCTTTGGTGTAATCCTCCATAATTAAATTTTAAATAATACTTTAAATCAGCTTTTCAGCTTAAAGAGATAACTCTTTTTCTAGAAATTCACTTAGTTCTTCTACATTATCCAGTATAATACCAAATCTGTTAGAACTATAGAATTCATACGGAAAACAATCCGGAGATAAGCTAACTTCTTTTAATAAGAAACCAGCTATCCCAGGTTGTAATGGTAAATTTATTGCTTTTGTAACAGTATAGATTACTCCTTCCTCAACCCATTGATTCTGAGGTATTTGTTCAGGTTTTTTCTTATCATTAATACACAGAACTCTCATGCTTTAGTATTTCAGTTTTAACCTTAACCTTTTCAAAATCATTATGTATATCTAGCATTTCTAAGAAATCACCTTCCTTTATTAAGCATTCCCCTTTATTGTGAGCAATAACAGTACACTGTTCAGCTTGTATAGGATCATGTTTACAGAATTTAATAAGACAAGACATAATGTATGGAAATGAATTATTATTATCATTATACATTACAAGTTTATGAGATTTTATTTGTTCCATATAACTAATATAAGAAATTAAAGGGAGATATTAAAGTTTTTCCAGGTAATCTTGCTTTGATCAAAACCTTCTAATGCATCCTTAACCCATTTTTCATCAGCTGTATTCATGTAGCAAAGAATATGAATTATAGATTTATCATCTGGATTTAATCTGAGCAATCTCCCAATTCTCTGGCTTGCCTTACGCTCATTACCATAAGCATGCATTATGATACCTTGTTTAAGATCAGGAATGTTTACACCTTCACTCAACTGTAATACAGTAGAAAGTTTTTTAATCATCCCTGTTTTAAACAAATCAAGATTAGTGTCAGACTGTGGATTATTACTGTGATAGCTGTAATCACACAATCTATCTGCTTGATCTTGAGTATTAGCAAATACAATACACTTAGTCTGAATACTTTCCATCAGCTTCTCAGTATATGCTTCTTTGCTTGGATACTCCATCATTGCTTTCATCCTCATTACTCTAAGAATATGCACCGGACCTGCTCCAGTATCTAGTCTATTACACCAATAGTTATAGTTCTGTTGCTCAGAAGTTGTAAAGTGGCCACCGTTCTTGGTAGCCACTGTAAACACTTTTTCATGTCCCAGTTCTAGTTCATGCACTACAATCTGATAGTCATTAAGAATATTATTCTCAATAGCTTCATCAGCTTTAAATGTAAATACAACTGGACAGAATTCATTAACTAATTTACCCTTCTCAGAATTTGAGAATTTAGGAGGAGTCCCAGTCAAACCAAGAACTTTACCCTTATACAGTTGTAAGAATCCTCTGTGACTATCAAGTAAACTATGAGCTTCATCTAAATAAACTGCAGCATACTCTCTTGGATCATGTTTATTTAAACTTAGATAAGTAGTAAATACTACTCTACCAAGTAAATGCTCCATATTAAATCTTTCTGCATCATCTTTCCAAGACTGGAAGATTGACTTCTTTGGAGCAACAACAAGACACTTCATTAGAGGAGTAGTATTTCTTTCCATATGTTTCAAACCAACTAAGGTTTTTCCAACACCGGTACCAAGTACCACACTGCATCTTTGTTTACTATCTGTTGCAGCTAATGCTTCTAATTGTATCTCTTCTCTAGTCATTCTTCTCCAATATTCATGTAACCAAATATAGCTCCTAATGGAAATACAACAATACCTACAGATCTTATAACTTCTGTTTTAAGTGGTACATCAAAATCACATTGAGTAAGCTTATATATATTTCTAAACCATCCAAACATGATCATTAGCCATATAAGTAGTATAATATATCCATTTTTCATAACTTTTAAATTAAATTAAACACTGTTTTTTGAATAAATTGATTAGCATAAGCAGGATCTGACATAACTTTAATTGCTTTGATATGCTTATCAATGTTATCTAAAGTTTGTTTATGATCATATGTTGCATATGCTTGAATAAATACATTTAAGAATTGTTTCTTAACCCATCTATCAGCAACACCAATTTTAATAAATAAATCACTAAATGCTTTACACATTTCTCCTGCTTTTGGATTGTTAATTTTAAACTCTCCATTTTTAATTTTAGCACTTGAAGTCACAATAGCATTATAAGTATTTGAATTATTACAAATTGATGCAATCATCAAAGCTTCTAAGTTATATAATCCCATGTATTGTTGAAGAGTTACATAATCCGGATTAGAGAATGAAAATGCATGAATATAATCTTTTAATTGCCATGACTTAGAAGAATTGTTATAATAAGCCATTTTTTTAATAAGATCATCTTTATTTATTACTTCAACATATTCATATCTTACTGGAATCTGTTCTCTTCTACAAGAATCTAATAAATGATCACCATCTATTACATATGTTAACTTTGATCCTGTAAAGAAATCTACTTTACAACAGATAACTTGTCTTGTATTACCTAAAATACGGATACTTTCTACTAATTCTTGTGTATGCTTAGACAATGTTGGTCTTTGCATTGGTAATCTGTTAAACATATCATAATTTGTTGTAACAGCTATTTTAATAAAATCATTTTTACTTTTCATAATCATATATTTAAATCATATCATTAAATCATTTTAAATCTTTTCATTTTTAATCAATAAACTGTTTGCATACAGTGTATTTCTAAATGCAGCAATAGCTACTTTTGCAGTTTCTAGTTTCTTTGTTTTTTGAAACTCATCATAACAAGTATTACCAACAGTCTCAGACTTATCAGCAACCTCTTTAATTTGTTTTGTATTTGCTTTACTCATTTTAGTTCTTTTAGTTCTCTATAAAGAGAAATTTGTTTTCTTTTTATTTCAATCATTTCAGGAGTAATATCAATAGTTTTTAAACCAACAGTTGTCATTAAAGTACGTTTAACATAGTCATCATTTAAATTTTCAGATGCACGTTTTCTATAAGATACAGCCCATTGCTTATTATTCTTTAACCATTCACTGTGCCTAGCTCTTAGATATTCTTTATTAGTAGCATAATACTTTTTATTTTTAAGCTTTCTTACATTAAATGTTTTATTGAGATACTCACGTATTTTTTCACAAATAACCTCTTTATTATTTGCATAATAAATTTTATAAGTTATTTCTTGACACCTCTTAGAAGCTAGAGCATTTAATTCTGGAGTAGAATATTTTACTTTGCACCAGTTATCATTATTAGCTTTTAACTGCTTTCTCAATAACTCTTTTTTCTCTAGAGAACTTGACTTAGATCTTATTTTATACTTATTATCAAATACTCCAAATCTCATACAGGTATTAACTACATTACTTTGTGTAGTACCTAAAAACTTTGCAGCTTCTCCATAAGTATTAAATTCAAAAAGCAAATTATCATCTAGATCATAGATTTTTACTTGAGCTCCTATTTTCTCACCATACTCTTTACGAGTTTTTTCAGGGAGTTTGTACTTTGGAGTAGATAAAATATCTTCTAAAGACCATTTTTGCTTAACTCTTGATTTAATAGTGTCAAAACTAAGACCTGACTCTTTTGCAAGCATTTCACAATAATTCTTCTGATTATACATTACTCCTTTGTACTCATACTTAATATAATCCTCTTCACAAGAATATCCAGTTTTTTCTCTATAAGCTTTAAGTTGAGCTCTTCTAGATTCTATTAGTTTTGGAGTAATTTCTTGTTTAGAATAACCATCACTAAGTAATACTTTTGTAATATACTTGTCATGAAGATCTGCAGTAAGTTTTTTCTTATAAAGAACATCTCTTTCTCTATATGCTTCTCCATTCTTGTACCAAGAAATTTGATTTGCTATATCTTTATTTCTTTTTAAACTTAGTTTTTCAATCTCTGGACCTTCATAGTTATAATAACAAAAAGAAGATTTAGCCCTACAATGTTTACAAATACTTGATTTAGCTTTTTTACCACTACTATAAGTTCTGGATTTATATTCATTTTTATCACAAAGAATTACACCACATTTGATGCATTCTTTAGATTGTTCTCTAAAGTATTTTCTACACCCGCAACTAGTTCTTAAACCGCCTTTAAGTGAACCAGTAGGTATCTTTACTTCAGAACCACATTCACATTTACAAAACTGTTTACCTTGACCTGCATAACCAATTACTGTAAGATATCCAAAGACTTCGTTATCAATATTACATCTAGGTTTAACATTCCTACTCATGCAGCATTAACTTTAATCATCCTTTTAAGTTCTCTTTGCTTGTTCTGAATTTTAATAAGCTCAGGATAATTCTTTACCTCTTTATACTTTATGCCCAATTTTAACACTAAGTGGTATTTTGATATTGTCTTATCTCTGTTGAGTATTGTATTTAGCTCATCTAATCTTTGCTTAATTTTTTTCCTGGTAGGAAAACAACAACAAGTTTTTAATTCATTTTTTAATCTATAAAATTCTCTTTGTCTATCTAAATAGTACTCAAGAATTGTTCTTAAAATAACTTCATTATCTTTCATAATCATATACATTTAATCATTTTAACCAATTCATTGTTCTTGCTTGTTCTGGGTGAGAGTGAATCCAATCATGACAGTTTCTACAAACTGGTATCCATGTACTTTGAACTAAATAAAAAGCATCTCTGTTAGCTCCAGCGTATGTATGATGAACATCAGTGGCACCATGGCCACATCCGTTCACCTTTACTACACACATAAAATTATCAGTAAGATACCTTTGTCTTAATTTACTATACTCAGCATCCTTCTTTGCTCTTTTGGCAGAAACACGGGGGATCTCAGAACTTGTTGGTTTCTGTTTAACTTCTCCGCTTTTGTGGCAACTCCAGCATTGTTGGCATAATTTTAATCCCCCGGTTCCGCTACTCTTCCAGATGGGCCTTTCTTTGCCACATCCATCACATACTTTTAGCTTCATTTCTTAGTCTTGGTAAATGATTTGGGTCTCTTTCTAAACTTAAAAAGTTTTTAGGAAGAATACCTTCAGACATAAAGATACCAATAATTTGCTCTTTACTAATATTTAAATCTTTAAAGGTTAGAGTATTTTTGAACTTCTCATCTGTCTCAACGTCAGACAATAAGAAGTCTGTGATTGGACTATTTGGGAATAAAGTCTTAAAGAAAACATTAGTATACTGTATAGTAACTTGTTGCTTAAACTTATTAAGTACAACTTGTGCTTTCTTGTAAACATTAATAACTCTTTGTTTTTTCTTACCACACATTGCAATCATTTCTTGTGGTGATAATGCCTCAAGACCATAGAGTGCTCTCTTATAGAGATAGTTCTGATACTGAGAATAAGAATCTGTCTCATACTGCATTACAGTTGAACGTTGATTCATCAGTTGATAGTTTTCAAGATTCCCTGAATACTCAAATTTTTGTTTTGTGTTTTGCTTTTCCATAATTATATACATTTAATTTAAACAATAAAAAAAAGGGAGCCAATTTCTCAGCTCCCTATAGTGATCATTATTAACCTATTAGAGTGAAAACTCTTGATTAGGTTGAATAGCAGAAGATGCTTGCTCTGCTACATAAGCATTGCGTAGTTCTTCTGTATTATCATGTTGAATTGTAATATCCTCAGCATTAGCTGCTTGAGCATACACAGTTTTACGGTAAATAGGATTACCATCAATAGTACAAGGAATACCACTTTTACCAGCAACCTTTAAATCACGGCTTGGATCTTTCTTGTTGAAAGGAGCCAATGATTCTTTAATGATAATCTTACCTTCTAAGATTTGACCAGCATAATAACCCATCTCTTGCAAGATTGCAACTGGAGCCTGAATTAAAGCTGTCAATACTGTTCTTCTTAGGAAACCATTATCATCAATAGTTGTTCTTGGTTGAGCAAGTTTTACATAACCATACTCTGGATTGTTTGCAGATTTATTAATAACTGCATTTGTAGTAGCGTCAGCCACAACTGTTACTTTTGAGTTCATAGCACAAAAATTAATTGTTAGAAAATAATTGAATTGAATTTGAGTAGAAATACTATACTTATAGCCACTCAAGCTAGAAGTAAGTGATAATATTCTTATTGCAAGTCAGAATATTAATAATCCAAAGGATCCGTAAGGTCTATTATATCATCAAATGGTTCATCATCTGATATGGTTTCATTACTATTTTCATCATCTACTAGATAATCAAAATCATAATG